CACGGTTTTGCAGACCGTTGCGTAACCACTCCGCCACGTGGCCCCAACGGCGGCGATCAATACAGGCGATCAAGCACTTACGCAACCACCCAGCCTTGACGATCCCAAAAGTTCTGAAACTCTATTCCCGTGTGACTTCTGAAATTGATGTGCGCGGTCTGTTCTTGCACAGCGACCAAGGCCATGATTTGCAGGCCTCATGACCGCCCTCACCCGCCGCCGCACCGACAATCCGCACCAGGAGACCTGGCACGTCTACTGCGAGGACGTGCGCATCGGTGCGATCGGCCAATGCAGCGGCGTTCCCACCAACTGCGATCAGTGGTTCTGGAGTGTCGGTTTTTATCCCGGCATGGAGATGGGCCTGCACCGGTCCCGTTCCGCCGGAACCTTTGAGGCCGCGCGCGCGGCGTTCGAGCACGCCTGGCAACAGATCGCGCCGCAGCTGACCGAGGCGCATTTCGAGGCATGGCGGCGCGGTCGGGATTTTCAGGCCTGGAAGGTCCGCATGTGGGGCGCCGGTTGCCCGCTGCCGACCCAGACGCGCGAGGGGCAGTCGGCCTGCTTTTGCGGCGCGCCGATCACGATCGCCTGCGAGGCACATATTCACAGCGCGCACCGCGGCATCGGCGCCTGATGGCCTGGTCCGCCGTCTTCGACGAGCCGATCGCGTTGCCGGACGGCCGCGAGCTGGTGACGCTGCTCGAAGCCGGCAACTACATCGCGGCGCTGCCGGCAGCAACCCAGAAGCGCCCGGAATGGCAGGCCGCCACAGAGGCGCTGCTGCTGGTCGCCGAGCATGGCGGGCCGACCATGCTGGCCCGCATCGGCCTGATGCGCGCGCTCAATGCCGGCAAGACGGCGCCGCCGATCGAGCGGAAAAAGCACGTCAAAGCGTTTCGCATTGTTCGCTAAATCGGGGTTCCACGGAACAATTTTGTAAGCTGATTGTTGACACAGCGTCGTCTGACTGCTTACATGTGCCCATGATCAAGTCGTTCCGAGACAAAGAACTCGCCAAACTCTGGTCCACCGGAGCGTCCAAGATCGACAAGAGGATGCACGGTCGAATCGCGGTCCGACTTGATCGGCTGAATGTGGTCGATAAAGCAGAAGATCTGAACCACCCGGGTTACGATTTTCATGCCCTGAAGGGCTTCAAACCCACGCGCTACACGATCCACGTCAATGGGCCGTGGTGCATCACATTCGAGTTCGAGGGGGGCGATGCATTCAATGTCGACTTCGAACAATACCACTGAAATGCCAGGTACCGAGCGCCAACCACTAAGGACCGACAAAATGACTGTTTACAAAGCAGTGCGCGATCCCAATCGATGCCCGTCCCATCCGGGCGCCGTTATCGACGATATCTTGCAGGGCATCAGGAAGTCCAAGACGGAGATCGCAGACATACTCGGCATCTCGCGTCAGCACCTTCACGACATCCTGTCTGCAAAAAAGCCGGTCTCGCCGCAGGTATCCGTACGCATCGCCAAGGCCTTTGGTGGAAGCTCGGAATCGTGGCTTCGGTTGCAGGCAGCCTATGATGCGTGGCACGCCGAACGCGAAGTCGACGTCAGCAAGATCAAGACGCTGGAAGTGGCTTAGGAGAGGACCGATGGACCAACGAGGTATGACCGAGACAATCACCACCCTCGGCACCCGCGCGACGCTTCTGAAGTTCGAACCAGGCGACGGCCCGCAGATCCCACAGCCATCGCCGGGCAGCGACATGGTGACCATCCGACTTGGGCGCACCGCGGTCTCCACCATGGTCGCTCAAGCGATGGTGGATAAGGAGCCGATCGAAGTCGATGGCCGCTGGTTCATGGTCCGCCATGCTGCGGTCGAGATCAACGGGCCGTCGACGTATTGGCTTGAGCCGGCAGCGCCGCACTGAAAGGCAGCCGAAAGAAAAAACCCGGCACGAGGGGCACCCCGCGCCGGGCCAGTCTTGGAGGTCTCGCAAACCTGAAGCGAGAGGACGTCGAGGTCCCCTCACCCTTGCTTACGGCGAGAGACATAGCGCAACCCGATCGCGTGCCGGACGCCCCCATGATGCTTGTTGGCGAAGGTCTGCGGCTGGAACTGGAAATCGATCGGTAGGCCAGTTTGCTCGCGCAGCCAGCCGCCGATCGCTACCGTCATCACCAGCCACTTCGGATCGTGCTCCCAGTGCCCGTCAAGCGAATGACAGTCTGGAAATTCGCGCGCGAAGTCCTCGTCCTTCATCATCATCCGCACGTCGACGTCGCGGAAATCCGGGCGCTCCAGACACGATCCGACCAGGTAGCAGCCGAAGCTGTCCGGGAAAGCCTCGTCCAGCTTCTGGCAGGCCATTTCTAGCTTGAAGATCGCTGGCGCACCGACATAGCAGTGCTTGACGCGGCGCGGCTTTATGCGGACGGGAAGACGGCTCATGGCCTCGCGCTTCCCCATCTGGCGATCTTTTCCGGCGGCCCGCTCCAATCTGCGAGAGCGCCGGGCACGACCAGCGCCGTCGTCTCGACGTTCAGCAGCCCCGCTCGGCTCGGGTGCGGATCGTGCGCCAGCTTGCCGTAACGGTAGACGACGGCGTGACTGATACCGCGCGGCGACGGTCCATAGGCGAGATGATAGCAATCGAAATGCCGTTCTCCCGACAACTCGATCACGACGAGACCGCGCCCCGCCATGAACTCCCAGAACGACTGCCAGAAGCCATGCGGGTGCTTGATGAAGTTCGGAACGTCGGAGAGGTCGAGGCCCAGCAGGCTCGCCACAGCCGCCTGCTGGCAGTTGCCGGTAGACTTGCCGGCCTCGTAGAATTCCGTCTGGTCGACCGGCGTCATTCCGGCCGCCCGTAGTCAGGACCGATATTAGGCACCGACCAAGACTTGCCGTCGAGATCCGGCGTGAACTCGCCACCTCGCAGGAAGCCGTGATAGTCGCCGGCGACAATGGATGGCGCGCATGTGATATTCGGCCATTCGCCCGTAACCTGCCATCCGTCGCCGTTCGAAGACTTGCGATCAATGCACCAGATCTCGCCATTCGGGCAGACCAGCTCGATCGGCGGGCGCTTGCCAGCCCAGTCGCGATAATAGTGCGGCGAGAGGAAATTGCGGCCGAGATCTCTATCGAGATACCAGTCGTTGAACCAGCCCATGCCGGGCAGGAACACGCGCCTGTCGTTGCGCCACATGCCGTCGGCCACGGCCTTGTCGCCGAGCGCCTTGTATTCGGCAAAGGTGAGCAGCTTCGGAGCGAGTCTCATGATGATGTTCCTTCGGCAAGCCACGCCTCGACATGCGGCGAGATATCGGATGCCTCCGGCTTGCTCTCGCCGGGACACCACGACAGCTTGCCGCGATCGCCGGCATCCCAGTCTCTGGCGATCTCGTCCGCGATATCTTCGGCGTCGACGCCGCAAAAGATTCCGGAGACGAGGAAGGCGCCTTGCGATCGCGCGGCGTCGAGATAGCCGAACACGCGCTTGCGGATTGACGACATGGAATTAAACCGCTTCGCCATCGTCGTTAACGCGCGCGCCGTAGAGGCGGTTTGGAATATCCCAAGGTGGGACGCTGCGCATCAACGCCCGCAAAGCCTCGTTCGGTGCGGCGGGCGCTGAAAGCACCGCCTCAAAGCTGCTCATCTGAGCCGGAGTGAGCAGCGATTCCCCACAGGCCTCGCCGACCAGAATCTCTCCCGAGATATAATTGACAATACTGCCGCTAACGTATTGCGGTGCGGCTACTGCCTGCGCGACCATCGGTGCAACGACCGGTGCGGCTGCGAGCAAGCCGAGAAACTTTCGCCTTGTGGGATTCAAGTCATGCTCCCCGGCATGAAGCACCGGATCGTCGGCCCCTGATAACCCCAGATCGGCCACACCATGGTGCGGCCGGCCCGGTTCGGCTCGGTGATGACCGCATCTTCCGGCACGTCGACCCAGACCAGGACGTTCTTGTCGGCATCGTCGTTTGAGCGCGGGATCCTGACGCGGTAGCGTCCGCCCGCGCTCTGCCAGTCGACGTCGGAGAGCGCGTAGCCGTCGGCATCCGAGCAGCACGGTCCCTTGCCACTACGCAAGCTGTCGAACCACGGCTTCAGCGCGGAATTGGCATAACGGCCATCGTCGCGGGCGTGGGACGGAAGAGGCGAGAGCGCGGCCGCGAGGAGGATCACGATCGGCAGCCCCAGCCACGACCATGCATTGACCGCGGTCGACGGCCGTTCGTTGAGGCAGCCCCAGTCGATCTTGCCGGCGCGGATATCGAGCCACGCGCCGAGCGCGGTGACCGCGATCTCGTACAGAACAACGGAAATGACGATCGCAAGCATCGGAAAACCTCCTTAATCAAGCCGCTCGACGCGGACGAAGCCGAGCCCGCCGATGCCGAGTGCAATGGCGCCGGCGCGGCCGACGTCGACACAGCGGCCAGCGATGAACGGGCCGAGGTCCGTCGCCAGCGCCTCGATCGACGCGCCGGTCTTCAGGTTGGTGATGCGAAAGTGTCGGCCAAGATCGGCGCGCGACGGCCGCGCTATCGTGTAGGGATTGGTGGCGTAGGTGTCGAAGACGCGGCCCGACGCCGTGCGGCGGCCGTGGTAGCCGTCGCCGATGCCATATTGCGAGGCGACGCACACCTCGGCGCGCGTTGGAGTAACGGCCGCGCAAAGAAGCGCAGCCGCCATCAGGGTTCTCAGCATATTCAGGCTTTCGTTTTGCCGATCAGAGCTTGACAGCGGCGTCGCGCATCGGGGCGAACCGCTGCAGGATCTCAGGCGAGAACGGCGTGAGCTTCGTTCTGCCCTCGGTGATGTTGGTGTTGCGCCGGACCTCGCGCTGGGTGAACCACCAGAACTCGCCGGTGGCGTTGATCGTGCAAAGGAAGCGCGAGACGTCGTCGGCGCCGCCGGGATCGAAGATGTGGCATTCGGCGTCGCCGATCGGCGTGGCGAGCTACCAGGGGGGATCGAGAATGATCACCGCAGCGTCACCTTGATGTTCAGCCAGTTCGAGATCACCCAGCCGGCGCCCAGCGTGATGACGAACACGACCCAGTAGGCGCCGCGCGAAAACCACCGGCCGGCAATGACGACGCCCGCCGCCTGCTCCTTTGCGTTTCGCACCTGCTCGATCGTTGGCCTCATCTCCGCGATATCCTTGAGCGCACCCGCGATCTGGGCGCCCATGTCGTGCAGATCGGTCTGATGGTCGTGAAACTCCTGGCGCAGCGAATCGACCTTCTGGTGCAGGTCGCGGCGGCCCTGCGAGGCGCTCGCCTCCTGCGACTGCCAGGTCTGCACCATGCCCTTGACTGTGGATTCCAAGCCCCCGATGGTGCGCGCCATCTCGCGCAGCGCACCCTGCACGTCCTCGCTCATTCCAGCCCCTCGATTCCCATTGAGAAGGAGCCGCGCGGCGTCACAGAAGCGCCGCGCGGATGTTGTCTTTCAGCTCGCGCCGTCTTGCGCGATCGCCGCCGCGGCCGCTGCCTCGAAATCGGCGTCCCAGCCGACCTCGAGCTGCTGCAATTGCGCCAGCTGTGCCGCCGTAGTCGACGGATCAGCCTTGAGCGCTGCGATGATGTTGCGGACGATCGGGACCAGGTCCTGATATTCCTTCACCACCACGGGGACGATCGCGATCAGCGCCTCGATGATCTTCTCGATCAGCGCCGCATTGGTGCCGGCCGGCACCAGCGCGGAGATCAGGCCAAGGATTGTCGTCAGTATCGCGGTCAAGACGCACCTCCGATCTGGTACTGGGCATAGATCGACTGCAGCGTGCCGATCGAGGATTGCAGCGCGTCGTAAAGGCCGGACGGGCCGAGCTGGCCCGGATGGTCCCTGAAGAACTGCTGCAGGTTGTTGCGGGCGACCCGGCCTGAGCGGATGGCCGGGATGATGGCCTTGGTTGCTGCCGGATCGCGGCAGACCGGCGTCGAGCCGTTGCACTTCGGCAAGCGCAGATAGTTGGTAGCGGTCACCTCGAGGCCATCGAAGATGTTCGAGGCGACCAGCACGGCCTGCGGATTGACGGTGGCGCCGGTCACGGCGCTGACGACGGTCGAGACCTTCTGCTCGATCGCCTGCATCTGGGCGCAGCCGGCGAGCGCGAACGCGAGGCCGGCAATGGCGAGAATGCGTTTCAGCATCTGATCCCCCTAGCCTTTCTTCTGCGCATCGAGCGCAGCCTGGGCCATCGCGGGATCGAGCACCTGGATGGTCGCGGTGCCGCCGGCGCCCGGCGTCACCACCGTTGCGGCGCTGGCGCCGACTGCCGCCGACTGCGCGCTCGGACTGGCGGTCCGCGACGCGTAGAGGCCAGCGGCGAGCGGCGTCGCGAGGCCGATCAGCACGACGACGTCATTGACGACGGTGCCGGCGGCGGCGATCGCCTGCGTCAGGGCCGCGGCGTCGATCTTCGACCCGAGCCCCAGCACGAGAACGGCGCCGGCGGCGCCGCTCGCCAGATGACGCGTGAACGCGTTCACCTGGGCTTGCGTGGGAAGCCACATTTGCAAAACCTCCGATATGTCAGGGAATGCGCGAGGTCCGTCGCGCGAGCGGTTTCACCCCGGCGGATCGCCGGGCGAATTCAGGAAACGAAAAGAAGCGCCGACAGGCAGAGCAGCAGCCAGCGGCTCTCGCCGGTCACAAGCCATGTCGCGATGCCGGCGATCGTCGCCGTCGACGCGGCAACACCGATCGCCATGACGATCGCATTCTCGCGGGCGCGTCGGCGCCACCATCGCGGCAAAGAGGTCATGGCGCGATGTCCACGAAACGCGCCGCGACATAGCCACCAGCCACCCGCAGCCATTTGTTATCGCCGTTCATGACCTCGGCTGCGACATCGACCCTATCGCCCCTGAACAGGACCCCGACGATGGTCGAGCTCGCCGAGGCGTTGGAGCGCACATTGAGTCCGTCGATATTGACTGTGCCGGCGCGCGACGGCTGGCTGGCGCCCACCGCCGGCACCGCCGGCCGCTTCTGGAGGATCTGCGCGACGCCGGCGCGGAACATCACCATGTCGAAGCTCGGATCGTTCTTGCGGCCGAGCGGCCGCGCATATTCCTTGTGGCCTGCGACCATCGAGACGCCGGCGCCGATGTGATCGACGATGGCGGCGCACACCCGCATGTAGGCCTGCATCTGCACGTCGGGCCAGGCTTCCGCGCGCGGGCCCGAGGTCTCGCCGGTGTTCTCGGCCTCGATGCCGATGAAGTGCGAGTTGCCGTCGGTAACGCCCTGCCAGGATCCGGCACCGGCGTGCCAGCCCTTGCCGGCCGCGATCATGTAGACCTTGCCGGAACGGCCGAGGCCGAGATTGCAGAGCGGGCCGCCGAGATCCGGGCGACCGTCGACCAGCACGTTGATGTCGGGCAGGTCGCCGTGCAAGGGTCCGCAGGTGTGGTGGCACAGCACGCCCTGCACGGCGCCCATGTCGCCATGGCCGCAGGTCTGCCAGCCCGGATGCTCGAGCACTTCGAGGCCGGCGTCACGCAGCACGCCGGGCAGCCAGGTGAGGCTGTAGGTCATCATTGTCTCCTTGATCGAAAGATGTCAGCGCCGTGCGGCTCGCCTGAAGCGGCAACGGATCAAAGCACGCGCATGATGTAATTGCAGAGGATCGTCGGCTGCATGTTGGTGAACGCGGTGCTCGTCCCGCCCTGTGGACTGCCGGCGAAGGTCGACGTCGCCTGGGAAGGTTTGAGCCTGCTCGTCAAATCGACAGTGACACCGGCATTGGAACCGGTGACTACAGACCCGGCAGTTCCATTGCCTGAAGAAGAATTATCCACAATCGGGAAGGTGATCGCCCCGTTTGTTATCGTGCCCGACGGCGTGTAGGGCGGGAGATTGGGTGTCGACAACTGGTTCGACTGGCTGCCGCCTATCGCTCCTCGCGTCGCTCCATCCGGTGTCATGGTCGCGGAATTGAGCACCAGTGTCGTGGGATCGACCTGAGCCGAGGCTCGCCCTCGCCGGTCCGGCAGGTTGAACGTCGTTGAACCATCGCCGGCTCCATACGTCGTTCCAAACAGCGTGAATAGATTAGCATAGGTCGTTCGCGAGATCGCCTGTCCGATCGGAAAGGCGAACGCGCTGCTCGGCGCTGTCGCGCCCCAGTAATCCATCCCGGCGCCGAGCGGAATGCCGTAAGCATTGCCGCCCATGCCGTGGAGGTAAACCGCGCCGTCCGTGTGATTATAGAGGCCGAGATACGGCGTGCCCGCCACCAGCACGCCGGATTCGATGCTCACGCCCGGCGACAACCGCAGCGGCTTGGCAGTGAGCCCATCGATCGCGATCGTCGCACCTTGCCCATTGGTCGCATGCGGCGTGAACGCGATGATGTTGCCGTCGAGCTGCGCCAGCGTGCCATACTTGCGATAGGACGCCACGGTGTAGGCGGTCGCGGTCCCGCCGGTGACGATCGCGCCGGCGATATCTTCCCGGAACATCGAGGTCGACGCCAGCTGCGACGCCATCACCTCCTTGGTACCAGCGCCGAACGTGCCTTTGGTTTCCTCGACCGTGGTCAACGTGATCTGGTTGGTCGCGCTGTAGGTCGCAACTCCGCTCCAGAACGCCACGCCGGGCTCGACCACGGTGACATAGGTCTGGTCGCCGACCGACATGAAGGCCGAAAACCTGTTGTAAGAGCCGTCGGCGGCGCCGGCGAGCGCGAATGGGCCCGACCCCGACGTCGTCGATGTCTCCAGGATGCGCGCGCGCGGGCGAACGAACGTCATGGCAAAGCGCTCCGGTTAGCCGACGCAGGCGGTGTTCGTGATGCCGTATTGAGCAGAAGCGGTGCCGCCGCCGATGGCCTTGAATCCGTAATCGAGATAGTGATAGCCCTCGGCCAGCTTGAGGTTGACGATCGACGTCACCGGAATGCGTTGCCCGGCCGCTGGATTGCCGTCCGATGGCGTGCCTACTGTGAAACCATCGATCATCGTCATCAGGCTGAGGGCAGCGGTCGAAGTATTCGTCATGGTCCCCACCGTGAAAGCCTGCACCGCCTCGGTCGCCCAGCACAGGAATTCGACCTTGCTCACCGATTTCTCACCATAGGCGGAGGTCGAGGTCTCCGTCGATGTGCTGTCGGTCGAGCCGATGAGATCGCGTCGATCGCGGTTGAACCAAGAAATCACGAAGCGCTGCGTCGAGCTGTCCGCCCATGCCGGCCCCGTCACGCACCGAGCAAAGCCGACCAGCGTCCGGGTCTCGTCACCGGTCTTGACCTCTAGCCCCTTCTGGCCCGGCTGGCTCGACGTGCTATGGCCGGTCGTGTTCGCCTCGAGCACGACCGTGCTGCCAGACATCGCCGCATAGATGTAATAGTTCGATGTCGGCGTCAGGCTGGTCGGCGGCAGCGAGACGCCAGCGGCGGGAACGGTGCGCGGCCGGCCGTCGATCGTGACCTGGTCGCCGTTGAAGGGCAGCAACACCAGGTTGGAGCCCGACTTCACCAGCTTGCACTGGCCGAACACCTCGGCGACCATGGCCGCGGCTGCGGGCCAGCCCATGAAGACCTGCTTGGTGCCGCCCGACGAGAACGTGCCCTTGCTGTCGAACGCCGTAGTGACCGTCACCTGGTTGGTAGCGCTGTAGGTCAGAAGCCCGGCCTTGAACGCGACGCCGGGCTCGATCACGGCGCCGAATGTGGTGTCGCCGACGCTCATCGAGGCACTGAAGGCGTTGTAGCCGGCATCGAGGGCGCCGGTGACTGCGAACACGCTCTGGCTGTTCGATGTCGATTGCTCGAACACACGGTCCCTGGGCGGAACGAAAGCCATGTCAGATCCTCTCTTCCATGCGCAGCTGCTTGCCGAAGAGGTCGAAGAGGACCCCGAAGGTCACGGGCGTGACGTCGGTCATGAGACCGTAGAACGAAGCCCGCGGCAGGTTCGGTGCATCCGGCTCGGTAATCAGCAGCAGATTGTTGCGGCGACCGCAGGCGCGATCGAGCCGTTCGATCAAGCCATATCTCTGCGCTTCCTCGACCCATGGAAACGACAGGTCGATCTGGCGATAGTGATTGTCATGCCACACCAGCGACATGCCGGAGGACGATTTCGAGACGCGCGAGCGGTCGACATATTGCACCGAACCGCCTTGCGTGAAATTGACCAGCATTCCCTCGCGCAGGCCTTCGAGCACGAAGCCCGCCTCGACGTAGTCGGCGCCGGGATCTGCGATGTCGAAGCGCAGATAGCGCCAGGCCAGCGGGCTATCGAGCAGCAGGACGAACGACCCATAGTCGACGTCGAAGCTCTGATGACCATTGGCGAGTGAGCCGGTGTCGAGGACGTCTCCCGCCAGCCCGGTCGCGTCGATCGACGATAGTCGCAGGCGCACCGTTGCGGCTTCCGAGCAGGTCAGGCCTCCGATCATGATGGTGTCGGCGCTGATGCCCGCGCCATGATCGAGCACGACATAGTCGGATACGCTCAGCGAGCGCCAGCGTTCGGAGGGATGCGGTGTCAGCAATTTCGAGGCCGGCATGGTCAACACCTGGCTCGATGCGGCGACGTTGCCTGCCAGGGCGAGGTTGTCCAGCACGAGAGCGGCGTTAGCCATAGGCGGCGATCTCCACGACGTCGGCGCCGCCGGACGCGAAATTGACCTGCGCCTTCCATTCGACCACGGTCATCAGGCGGCCGAACCGCAGGTCGAAGCGATTATGCGTCACCATGATCACATCGCCCATCTCGCGGCGCAGCGCCCGGCGCGGCAGCGGCATGCGATAGATCGCACGCGTCGTCTTGAACAGGTCGATCAGGCGCGCGGCCTCCGCGGCGGCGTCGGCTTCGTTGGCGAACCAGGACTGCACGGGATCGCGATCCTGCGCGAAGGGATGGTCGAGCTGGATCGTCGCCGAGCTCGCCTCCGCCAGGCGATAGGGTTCGGCGACAAAAGCCTTGCGCGCGGCCGTGACTGCGCCGGCGAGATCGGTCTGCACAGTCCAGTTGCGGGCGTAAGGCACGCGCCAGCGCCAGCGCGGCGGGCGGTAGGAATCCGGCAGCGGCTCGCGCTTGATGTCGCCGCCAATCATGTCGTCGCGTGTAAAGGATGCGACCGGCTGGCCCGACGGTGCTTCGAAGATCCGCACCTCGAACGTGCCGTCGAGGCGATGCCCGCCCCAGCCGCCGATGCCTCCCATCAGCGCCTGGACGAAGGCTGCGACCGTCAGATTGTCGTCTGGCCCGGCGAAATAGGCGATCGGCGCCGGCTGGACCGTGTTGACGGTCGCGAAGGAGGCAGCGTCGAGATCGTCGGGGTCCTCAAGCACGGTGCGCTCGCGCAACGCCCAGCGCACGATGTCGGCGGTGGTGGTGATGTAGCCGGCCGAATTGTCGCCGCGGACATCGGCGGTTACGGTGCCGGCCGCGCTGGAACCGAGCTTGACGAGGCCCTCGGCCAGGCAGGTCTTGAACTGGCCGGGCGAGACGCTGGCTGCGGCGAGCGTGGCGTAATCGGCGACATCGCCACCCGAGGTCAGCGGCACGGCGCGGTCGTAGACGGCGTCGACCGCCTGCACCGGGCCATCATGGAGCTGGTAGATCAGGAGGTTCGGCACCAGCAGCACCGGCGAGATATTGAGCGTGTTGCCGAACACCAGCGGCTTGCGCTTGCCGGCGAGATCCGCGCCGCCGTCGGCGCCGCCGCTGCCGCCATAGGTGTTCGGCTGCAGCGGCACCTCCAGCTTGTAGGAATAATCTTCCAGGTCGATCGAGATCACCTCGGTGTCGATATTCCAGCCGGACGCGGTGAGCTTCGCCAGCGGATAGGTGTCGGCATAGGGTGCATCGACGCGGCCGAGCCGGATCTGGATCGGCCGGCCGTCGATCGCATAGGACAAGGGCAGGAAATCATATTCGGCATCGTCGTTCGAAATCGTCAGGTTTCCGGTCCCGGTCGTGAACTGTCCGATGTCGCTCTGCATGATCGACCGCGAAAACGAGAAGCTCTGCAGCACGCCGCGGAACGGCTGGTTGGCCGGCGTGTCGCTCGGCTCGGTCGCGTAGCCCGCCGCGGTCGTGACGTAGATCTTCAGCGTCAGCTCGGCCGACAGATCCATCGTCATGTCGAAATAGGCGCGCATGTCCCGCCGGTTGGCCGACCAGGACAGCGCGCACATCGGGGCAATGCCATACATCAGGAACGATCCGTCAGAACCCAGGGCTCGATCTCGGCGAAATAGGCCAGCGGCGCGCCCTCCGTTTCGAGCATCAAATCCCACGCGGTCGAGCCGGCTCCGCGCACGGTGGCGAGGCCTGCCGCGTTGCCGCGCGCCGCGTGCGCACCGATGGCATAGGCTGTCGACGAGCCGGAAGCCGTGCCCTTGGCTGCGACGGCACCGACACCGGTCGCTGTCGAACCACCGGCCGCCGAGCCCTTGGCCGCGACGCCGCCGTAGCCCGCAACTGCGGCTGAGCCCGCCGCCGAACCCTTCGCCGCCGCGGCTCCAATGGCCGTGGCAAGCGACGAACCCGCAGCCAAGCCCGGCGCGCGCGTCGGGGTCCGATCGGACTCCGAAAACCGATATTGGCTGAACGCCCCGGTGCTGAACATGCGTCAGCCGTCAGTCCTCGGTAATCGTGGTGCCGTTGGTGATGACGGGTGGAACGCCGTTCGAGATCACGATCGCCGGCGAGAGCGTGCCGGAATAGAGGATCTTTCCGGTGCCGCTCACAGCCGTCCCGATCGAGAAGTACGTGGCCGTGGCCGTCCCGCCGGTCGCGGTCGGAAAATTGACGTCGTTGACCGGCGAGACGCTGTTGGTGGTCACCGTGAAGCCGAGCGTGCTGCGCGGCACCGCGACGCGCGCATAGGAGGTGTAGGCGACCTCATTGGTGGTCTGGTTGCCGGCTTCGCCCGGGTCAGCGCTGTGGAGCGCGACATAAAGGTTCGCCAGCGGCGAGGAAGCCGCGTTATCGGCGAGGTTGGCGATCGCCGTGCCGTTGAAGATCAGCTTGAGCAGGTCGTTCTCGAAAACGTCGCCTTTTGACATGGTGATGATGTCCTTTCAGGTCAGGCGCAGGCGCAGCTGCCCCGCGGGGATTTGCAATGGCTGGCCGGTGGTGATAGTGCGCGGCATGGTCGGAACGCCCGGGCAGAGCATGTTGCCTGTCCCGGCGCCGGCGGCGTCCTCGATGCCGAAATAGGTGACGGTGCCCCAGTCAGCCGTGGCCGGACCGAAGGTGATCACCGTCGTGTTGACGCTGATGCCGGAGGAATCCGCCGCCCCCATGATTCCAGCCAGCGCGACGCGGGCATAACCGGAGCCAGAGACCTCGTTGGCATGCGAGCCGGCGGCGCCCGGATCCGCCGTATGGGCCGACAGATAGAGTGACGGCGGCGAATAGGATGCGACGCCAGTCAGATCGTCGACGATCTTCTGCCGCGCGTAGGAGGTTGCCGACATGGCTTTAGCCTCCTGCCTTCGCCGACGGCCGCCGCGAGCGGTCGCGATTATCCATGGCGGCGATCAGCCGATCGAGCCGGGCTGCGATCTTATCGCCATTGTCGTTCATCGCCTGGATCTGCGACAGCGCCGATGATCCAAATGCCTGGACCAGCGTCTGGGTCTGGGCAGCGAAATACTGGCCGGTATCGGTCGACGATCCGCCGGTCAGGATCTGCGAGACCTGCGGCACCAGCGTCGACGTCGACATCGTCGACGCCGCGACAGTCGAGACCGACGCCGACGAACCCGCGGTGATCGAAGGCGTTCCGCCGATCAATGCGGCGAGCGCCGACGACACCGCCTGGTAGATCCCGGCATAGCCTTCCGATGAGCCGTAGAAGCTCTTGGCCTGGTTCAGCAGCGTGTCGGCGTATTTGGTGATCGATCCCAGCGCATCGGTGTTGCCGCCCTGCGCAAGGCCGAGCTGCTGTGAGAACTGCGATTGAGCCGCGGCCAGCTGATCCTGCGGCGACAGGATCGAACTGCTCCCCACCTGCAGGCTGGCCAGATAATCGCTGATGGTCTTGACCGAGTCCGTGATGTCGACGGTTGCCTGCTTGACGACGGTGGCGAGTTGCGGAAACTGCGTGATGAAGTCCGAGAAGCTCTCGCCGACGAGGCCGGCATCCTGGACGATCTTCTGTGCCTCCACGGCATAGGTCGCCGCGATCTGCGCCAGCACGGAAGGATCGTTGCCGAGCTCCGCCGCAGATGCCAGATCAGCGGCGTGCTGCTTCTGTAGCGCCGCGGCGTCATTCAGATAGGATTTGCCGATCGCCGTGTTGTAGCGCTGGCTGAGGCTCGAAGTGAGATTGGCCGTGAACTGGTCGACGATCGCCTTGATCTTGGCCTGCACGGCCGCGTCGATACCGGCCGCAAAGCCGTTGGTCTTCTCCCACTGGTTGATGGTGTCGATCAGGCCCTGGCCTTCATCCTTGACGGCCTTGATCGCCTTGGCCATGTCGGACAAATCGGTCGGCTGTTCGAATTCGCCGACGAGGCGCTTGACACTGCCCTGGAAGGTATCCACCAGCTGAGCCGCACTGCTGTAGTCCTTGGCCTTCAGGGCGGCGCCTTCGAGCTGCCCAAAGGTCGAATAGAGCGACTGCAGCTCATTGGTGAGCGGGCCGAGATCGACGCCGGCGGCGGCCTGGTTGAACTTGGTGACCTGGTCGGCCATCTTCGCCCACTGCGCCTGGGCTTCCTGCAGCTCCTTCTTGGCCTTCTGGTCGCCGGCAAAGATCGAGGCACCGATCGCGATGACTCCTTCGACACCACCCTGGACGAAGTTGCCGGAAAAGATGTCTGTCAGCGCCTTGTCGGCCATTTTCGAGGCCAGCTGGTCGGCAGCTCCGACCAGTGCGTCCATCGCCGACTTGCCCTGGAGCAGACCCTGGACGAACGTCTTGGCGAAATCGATTCCCGCATCGCGGCCTTCCTTGATCGCGTCGTTGACGCGGATCGCGGCCGCTTCCGACGATGCCAGTGCAGCCGGCACGTCATTGCCATAGATGTCGCGCAGCTGCTGCGCGATCGCCAAATCCTGCGGCGACAGAAACGCGGTCTTGCGGTCAAAATCGATCTGGGAGGCAACCTTGACCTTGGCCAGATCGCCGGCCGCATCAGCCGCGTCGTCCGCAAGGCCCTTGATCTTCGCACGCAACGCCTCGGTGATCGGAACACCGGCATTTTCCGCTACCGAGACGAGCTGCGCCTCCGTCCGGTAGCGCGCGAGCGCCGCGGAGCCGAGCCCAACTGCATCGGCCTCGGCATAGAGCTGGTCGGTATGCCGGCGCGACGAATCGATCGCGCGGTCGAGCGCATCCTTCTGGCTCAAATCGGGCAACTGGGTCGTGGATGCGGTAGGCGTTACCCGGATCCGGTCCGGCTGCTTGTCGTAGAGCGCCGCGAGCTTGTCCAGCAGCTTGTCGACATCGGTAAGCGAGGCATTTTCGGGAAGTCCGAGCAGCCCGGCAAGATTGCGCGCCTTGAAGCCCGAGAATGATTGCTGGCTGATATCGCCGATCTGCTGGACCAGCTCGCGCAGCCGATATGCGTCGTTGATCTGGTCATTGAGCTGGGCCTTGGTCTTGTCCTCGTCAGGCGTTGTCCATCGCCCAACCGCGCCGCTGGCGGCGCCAATGCCGGCGAGGATCTGCGACGCTAACCCTGCCATCTGCGTCAACAGGGGGAGGATCGAGGCCAGCGAGGCCTTGAATTGCAGGTCACAGATCGCGACGGCTTCCTTCCATTGCGCGTTGAACTCGCGGGCCTTGGCGATGGTATCGTCGTCGATGATGACGCCGAGATCCTGCGCCTTCTTCTTCTGGTCCTCGATCGCGTCGGCGCCCTGGCGCAGGAACGGAATCCAGTCCTTGGATAGACCGACGATCCGCGCGATCCCCTGCTGAACCTGCGGCGAGGCGTTCTGCATCAGGTTGGCGATGTCCGACAGCGCCTGCTTGGTCGAGATCAGCTGGCCGTTCTGATCCTTGATCGAGAGACCGTTGTCCTCGAACAACTTGCCGAATTCGGTCGCTTTCTGGCTGGCCTGCGTCAGATCATCCGAGATCTTGTCGAGTCCGGAGTAGAAATCCTTTTCCTTGACGCCGGGCGACATCGCCACGAACAGCGTCTCCTGAAATTGCTTGACGCTGAGCCCCGCGAGCTGCGCCCGATCCTCAAGGTCGACAAGCGCCTGCGACTGCTTTCCGACATTGTCGTAGAAGCTGCGCAGGCCCGCGATGGCCGCGACCGCAGCGATGCCGACGCCGGCTATCGCCAGCGCCGCGCTCTGCGCGCTGGAGATGCCACGCTCCGACGCATCCGCGGCCTTGTCCATGGCCTGCGAATACCGGTCGGCGCCGGAAGTGTCGGCATCGATCACGAGCTCGGTGACGGTCTGGTTGGACATTCAATCCCGCTTTTTGGCGAATTCGATCCGGAACAAGTTGTCGAGATCCTCGATGAGCTCGATCTCGAACGGTGAGAACCGCTTGGCCCCAAGTCGCGCGAAGGCTTCGATATCGGCATAGGCTATCGGGTTGATGCCAAAGCCGGAGCCCGTGCGGCGGCCCGACAGGCGCTGAAAGGCGCTCCAGAGGTACAGCAGCGCCACTGGGAACGGAGGAACCGCGAGCTGGGCCTCGATCTCTGCCCTGCCCTTGGTGCTCCGGGTGCGCTTGAGCTTGCCTTCCAGCTTCTCCCTAAGGGAGAAGCCGTCCTTGTCCTTCGCATCGAGAGCGAAGGTCGCCGCGGCGAAGTCCCTCAGCTCGTCGCCGAGGGCCGAATAAAACTTTCGTCTTCCCTCAGATAATCGGTAACCTGCTTGAACAGCCAGCTCTTGCGTGGATCGGCGAGCAGCGCTCTAGCATTGTCGGCCGAGAACTCGATCAGTTTGTCATCCAGCCGGATCGGCGTGAATGTCTTGGTGCGCTTGACGATGCTGTCGATGTTGCGCGCGCGCAAGGCATCGATCGATTCGTCATCGGCCTTCCACTTCTTGCCGTTGACGCGAGCCTGCTCCTTCTCGCGCGATATCCGCAGCTGCTCGCGGCCGACCTGGTCGGCCAGTGCAACAGTGACCGGATGACCAGGCCCGTAGAACGTCCAGATCCAGCCGGTCGGTTCTTCGGTCTTGGGGTGTTTGATATTGAGCGTCGCCTCGTCCATGGCATCGAGGCCGCCAAGATCGAAGGCGTCTTTGTCGGTATTCATGGGAACGTCCTTTGTCGGAAGAGGTGGCCCGCGGCGACCGACATCACCGCGGGCCGATTGCCGGCAATCATTCTGTCGGGAATGTCTCGTCAGCGCCGCGCGGAGCTTATGGTGCTGACGTCTGGAACTTGATGATCGCCGCGTCGTGGCCGGCGCCGGCGCCGTCAATGCCAGCCAAGGCAACCGGCACCTGCACGCTCTGGGTTCGGCCGCCGCCCTGGTTCGAGAAGGCAGACGGATCGGCACCGCCAAGCGTGAAATTGCCCATATAGATCGAGAAGAAATCCTTGGGCTCGGCCTCATTGTCGACGGCGAGGACATGCAGCGTGTAGACCGTCTCGGCCAGGAAGTCCTGGAAGATGGTCAGGTCCTGGTAGAGCATGCCGAGGTTGATCGAGGTGCCCATCTGACCCGTGAAGACGTCCGGCGAATACTTGATGCCGCCGGAGCCGAAGACCGAGGGCGCATTCGGCGTGATGTCGGTCGTCAAGTCGAAGCTTGTCAGCGAGACCAGATCCTCCCCGGCGAGCCGGATGGTGGCGTCGACCACCGAGAACGGCGCATTCGCACCCAGCGTGGGCGAGGTGAAGTAAGGCGACGATCCGGTCGCCTTGCCGAGGATGTTGCCGGTGCCGACACCCGACAGTCCTGCCATGATGATGCCGTCAGGCTTCATCGACAGTTTGAGTTGACCTGCGACAAAATCCTGCGCGACCTTGGATTGATCGATATCAACCTCGTATTCTTCCAGCGTGAAGTAGCGCTTGATCAGCGAGCCACCGGCAAACGGCACCAGCTTCTTGCCGCGGCGGACGATCGAGCAGGACGTATCCGCGGACGCATTGACGATCAGCGTCTCGGCCGTGGTGATGGTTGTCGAACTCAGGTTCGTGATGCGGATGTTCTGCTGATTATTGCCACCAGCGTAATTGAGCAACTCGATCACGTCGCCGACGCCGAACCATGTGCGCGGATCTCCCGACGTGCAGACGATCGAGTTGGCGCCGGTCGTGAGCGATGTGAAATCGCTCTGCGTCTTGGTGAGATCCGCCGAAGACCACGTATCGCGCGCGATCGCCTCGACGAACGCATCATGCGAGCCGAGCGATAGCTCCGCATCGTAGTCCGCCGTCAGCTTCTGCGTGCCGTGGCGACCACGCTGACGCTGACCATCGCGCCGAATCTCGGCGCTTTCGACGGCGGCCTTACTGGCCTTGATGCCATTGCCGCCGGCGATGCGAAAGACGCTGGCGCCGCTGCCCGTTGCAGCCGTGCCGAGCGCCGACTGCACCTTGTAAGCGACATAGGCGTTCGAATTCGACTGATACATGGATCAGGACCTCCGGATGAAGCGAGCGGCGCTCGCAGGTTGCGAGAGAAATGGCAGTCAGCCGATGTAGTAAAATTCGAACGGCACGCCGACGACGAGGCCGAAATAGCTGCCGTCGTCACTTCCGGAATCGCCGCCGCGGATGTTCGGCGCGCCGCAGATGACCTTGGCGCCAGGATCGGTGTTGTAGAACGTCTTGGCGCGAAAGATCTCGCCGATCGGGTTGGCGAGTGCGAGATGGTCATCCAGCCCATATCCCTTGGGCACGAATACATGCGCGAAGATGTTGCCGAGCGTGAGCCATGTCTGGCTGCCTGGCTTGCCACCACCACGGATCGCGCTCTGAACCTGCAGCACCTCGAAATAGGTCCACGGCTGCGGCGTCGCCGGCGGCCAGGGCGAAGATGGAGGATCCTCGTTCTGGAACACGACCGGCGTCGCGGTCGCGAAATTCGTCTCGAAACGCGCGCGGCAAGCCGCAACCGCCCCGGCCCAATCCGCCATCGCTATCTCGCCTTGATCTCGAGCGCCGGCTGGCGCGCCAGCCAGTCGGCATAGCCCTTGGGATTGCCGCCCCTCCGCTGCCGTGCCGAAGCCTGCCCCACCAGTGAATGCGCATAGGCCGAGACATCACCGAACCGAACCGGCATGAAGGTGAACTTGATCGCGGCGCGGTTGCCGTAGCGCCCGTTCACGATCAATGCTCCATCCTCATAGACGTGTAGCGGCGCCTGCATCTTGCCGTTTCCGATCTCGAGCTTGCGGGCATAAGGCACCGGATTCGAAATGTTGATCTGGTCGCCATTCCTGAACGCACTGACGTCCTGCACGACGTGCCCGTTGAGAAATACCAGATGACTGTCGCGATAGAGGCCGGGATGCGGATCATTACCCTCGCCTACGGGCGAATGCGATCGCAACGTCTCCAGCGCGAAATCGACGATGTCCTGCATCGCCAGATAGCGAAAGATCAACCGCATCGGAGCGCTAGACCTTGATCAGCTCATCCGATTTTCCCGTGACGATCTGCTCGACCTCGTCCGGAATGAAACCATTGATGCGGCGATCCCTGTCGGCTGCCTCGATCGCATCGATAAGCCTGTCGCGCGCCTCTTCCAGAGCCTCGCGTTTGGCATCGAGGATCGCCTTGCGCGCATCCAGCGGCGCCGAACCGGTACCGCTGACCCAGCCCTGCCAGATGAGCCCCAACTCTTCCCTGACCGTGATATCCGAAGACCGCAGCGCCTCAAGACGCTGCTGGTAGTCCTTTTCGTCGAATACCTGTCCCATCAGCCGCGTACCTGCAGCTCGAGCGCGATCACGATATTCTTGAAGCGACGTGTGGCGTCGTCCGGCCCCACGATCGCGACCTCGCGTCCCTCGATGACGAGCTTGTCGTCCGAGGTCAGCGGCAACATCGCTAAAAGAGCCGCATTGCCCGAAGGAATTGCCGCGCCCGGATCGTTGAACAGGATCACCTTGCGATCGCCCTGTTGCACGGCGCCGACGATATCGTGCGGTTGATAGCCGATCACCCGTCCCATGGCGACCGCCTCTTGCGCTACGGTACGCGCGGCTCCCTTTCCGGCGTAGCGACGCACGGTCACGAGCTCGCCGCCCTGAACTGCGGTGCGATAGGCCTGAATCACTGAGTCGGGAGTCATGCGATTGCCCTGCGGAATGGTGCAAGCTTGGTGACGATATCGGGCGGCAGCTCGCCGGCCTCGCCGACCGAGCCGACCCAGAATTCAGTTCGCATCAAGCCGGGAACATCGATCACCTTCACCGTCGGATCCCGCCCCTTGGCCGCCCAGAAGCTCGACACCAGCCCAACGCAAGCGCCCTGGATACCGGCGGGAAGCGTGCAATCCTTGCCCGCGGACGGCAACATATAGCCGCCGTCATAGGTCACCACCACGCTCTGCCAGAAGATCCAGACGCTCGGACAGCCGTTGCGGAGCGCAAACAGCTCGCCCGTATTCTGATCGAAGCGATAGTTCGAGGGATCGATGGTCACGCCGTCGACGACGACGCTGGCGATCGTGGACACCGGCGTCCGGTCGAGGACGAATTTCTCGGGCGTGCTGTCATATTGCTCGTGCCAGAAGGTCTCGACCACGGTCTCGCGCGCCAGCCGGAAGCCGAGCGATGCCTCGATGTCGTCGCTGGCCTCGGCGATCTTGGCATTCAGCACCATGTCGCTTGAGCTGTCGTTCTCGGAAATATCGAGTTCGGCCTTGACGCGCTCCAGCGTCGTCAGATTGCTGTCGTCGGATGCCGCCGTCACCGTCACGATTGATCGCATCTCAACGCCTCGTCGCCGGATAGAACCGGAAATTCCACTGACCGATATTGCCGTTGCCGGCGTCGACCGAGACCACCGCGGTATATTCACGCCCCGCCACGAACGAAATGACGGCCGGCAGCGCTGCGCGATAATTACCCTTGCTGGCGGCGAGATAAGACATCGTCAGCGGCCAAGTCGCGCCGGTGACTTCGACGCCCTTGCTGTCGACGACCGTGACGCTGACGGAGGCGTCGTTGACGTACTGGCTGTCGCTCGCGCTCTGTAGCCCGACCAGGTCGAGCAGATTGGTATTGGCAACGAAGGCCGTCATGATGCCCTCAGATGATCGATGTCGATATATCCCCCGAACATGGGCGCGATCGCGATCGAGCCAAACATCAGGGTCCTCAGCGCCTCCGCGGAGGTCGAGGCACCGTGAGCGGCTCCCGCGCCGGCCGCCGTGCCGGATCCGCGCGCGATCACCGCGACCGTCGCCGAGGCGCCGCCCGCGCCATTGGCCTGGCCGAACGCAACGAAGATGACGTTGCTGGTGCCCGCGGCGGCGCCCGTGCCGGACGCGTGCCCGGCGGCAGGCGTCGCCCCAACCGTGGCATCGCCAGAGGCCGCGCCCGCGCCGGAGGCCGTGCCAGATGCCCTCGCGGTGGACGCCAGGACTCCCGATGCCGCGCCGATTCCGACCGCGGCGCCCGCGCTGGCGGCCGTCGACGCGCCGGAGCCCGTCGCACTTCCCGCGCCGATCGCCGCACCAGCGCCGACACCCGTCGCGGCTGCCACACCCGAGGCGGTACCGGCGCCTGCGGCAGCTCCTGCGGCTGTCTTTGTCGCGACATCGGCGCCGGCCGCAGCTCCCGAACCGGCCGCGGTGCCGGAGGCCGCGGCGATCGAGGCGCCGACAGCAGCGGCAGCGCCTATTCCCGCAGCCGCCCCAACCGTCCCGCCGGAAACCAGCGCCGTCGCCGCACCGGATCCCGCAGCCGTGCCGGATGCCGCGGCGACCGACGCGCCGGCCGCAGCCGCAGCTCCCGTCCCGGCAGCGGCGCCCGCGACCGCAGCCGTGCTGCTGCCGACACCCGAGGCTGCGCCCGCGCCCGAGGCCTGTCCAACGATCCCGCCCGAAACTGCGCCCGCCGCAGCTCCCGATCCGGCTGCCGTGCCCGATGCCGCGGCGATCGAGCTGCCTGCAGCCGATGCCGCGCCCGCGCCCGCCGCATTGGCAGCAGCCGCAGCCGTGCTCTGTCCCACGCCAGTGGCCGCACCGGCGCCAGCCGCGGCGCCTGTGGCTGCCGCCGTGGACGCAGCGACACCGGAGGCCGCGCCGGCGCCGCTGGCGCCTGCCGCGGCAGCATTGGTCGATGCGCCAATGCCCGATGCAGCACCCGTGCCCGCGGCGGCACCAGCGCTTGCGCTCGCCGAGCTTGACGCGGATCGAAGGAGGAGCAGCAGCATCTGTTCTTAAGCCGTCGTGACCGAGTAAGAACCGTTAACGCCGCCGACCGTCAGCGTCGCCGTGACCTGCGTCGCGCCTGACGAAGACGAGGTCAGCTGCACCTGCACCTGGTCGTAAGGCGACACCGTGCCCGCCGACGCCGTGAAGGCGCCGCCATTGACCGAATAGGTGCCGCCCGTGATCGAGATCGCCGCCGGCGCCGTGAAGCCGCTCAATTCCACCGCGCCCGAGGTGAACACGGTCGAGCGCGCCGCGCTCGTGACCGGCGTGAAACTGAAAGACGACGGCGTGACGTCGTTGACATTGGCGATGCCGAACCGGGTCCGCACCAGTTCGGCCATTAGCCGCATGCCGCGATTTTCCGGATGCAGCGTGTCGGCATAGTGAAAATCGTTCGGGTTCTGCATATCGGAGATGCCGCCGAAATCGATCAAGGCATTGGCGAAGGTCTGGAAGTTGCCGCGCAGCCATGCGTCATAGGCAAGGCGATATCCTTCCATCGTCGAATTCCAGCCGTTGCCGACATCGTTGCGCGGCAGCAAGGTGCCGACCACGGCATAATAGCCGGTCGCGCGGGCCTTGCCGATGATCGAGACGACGTCCGAGCGCAATTGCGTGTCGGTATGTCCTAGCGCGCCAAGATCGTTGGTTCCGTACAGCAGGATAAGTGCGTTTGCCGTCGATGCATTGTAGGACGGTGCGATCTGCGTCGCATAATTCGTGTTGGCATCCTGCGCCGTGTCGCCGCTCTGGCCGATGTTGACGCTGTTCTTGCCGGTGTTGGCCGTGAACTGGTCCGGATAAGAGGCGCTTCCACCGACGCCTTGCGTGATGCTATCGCCCGAAAACACATAGCCGTTGGCCTGCGGCAAGGTACTCGGAACGATCACCGGGGCGTAGACGCTGAGCAGTCCGACCACGAGATACCCGATCACAATTGGCTATAGCCGGATGGCATGCTCCAGCCCCCCGGAAGCGAGGTCTGGATGGTGTAGCCCTGCCCCGAGGTGTCGAGCGCGCCGACCGCGGCATAGAAGGTCGAGGCTGAGATATACGTGGCCAGATTGAACCCACCTGTTCCAGCGGCCACGTCCGAAGCCGTGCGGACCGTGCCGCCCGATCCGTAGAAATTCACACCGTCGAGTGTGAACCACGCAAGCTTGCCGCTCGCATCAATGCAGAGTCCTGCGGTCGCGCCGGAGCCCATGCTCACCGGTAGGGAATCGACATTCGATCCCGCAGCCCAAATGCCGGCCGAGCTGCTGAAAAAACCGACATTACCAGTGCCAGCGAAACCGGGACAGCCGCGGTTGGCGCCGTCGGTGATACCAAGTGATGCATAGTCGGTTGGCATGCTGTCGACATGCGCGATGAAGAACTTCTTGCCCGACAGTGCTGGCGACGTCAGCACCTGGGCGGTCTGCACGCCGCCGACATTGGCGGTGGCGGTGCAGACCACGGTCTTGTTGGCGTTCGAAAACGTCCAGGTGCCGGTGTCCGCCGGAGAGGTGAACGCGGCAGCGCCGCCTCCGACGACGGGAGGCGCCTTCCACGGCACGCGCCGCAGCAGATAGGGCGTACTAGGCAGCACGGCCCTGGAAACCCTTGGCGGTCGCGATGATGGTGGTCGAATTGGCTGACGGCGTGAACGCCTCGACCGCCTGGAACTGGATGAATAACGTCTTGGCGCCCGACACCGGCTTCGCCACCACGAAAGCGCCCGCCTGCGACAAATTCGTTTCATTGTAGGTCGGCACCAGCCGACCGACGCAGCCGTCCGAAAACCCCGTCTCCATGTAGCCCATGAAGGAACCGACATAACCGGCGATCTTCTGCGCATAAGCGGCATTGTCGCCGCCGGTGACGCCGGAGCTCGCGGTCGGATCGGAATTGAAGACATAGGCCCGCAGCTTCTTGCCGGCGAGACCGGTATCGGTCGAGACGACAAGGATCTCGGTGATCGTGACCGGATCGTCATTGGTGTCCGAGACGGTCGCCGACAGTGCCGTCACCGAGGCTGCGGTCCCGTTGTTCGAGATGGAGTCGCCGGCCGAATAGGCCGTGGCGTTGGCCGGCCGCGTCAGCGTCGTGAACACCGCGGAGAAGGCGCGCGGCGACATGCCGGTCTGATACTTCTGGTCGCTCGCCAGCGCCACCGGTGCGCTCGCAGACATCGCGCCCTGCCCGTTCGGGTTGGCATTGTCGATCCGCACCACTTGCGCAAAGGCCTGCGCCGTCCGCGTGTGCGTGCCGCTTTGCGTGCCCGAGGTGTTGATCGCCGTACCGCCCGGCGTCGCCGCCAGATTGTAGGCGTTGGTCACCGGGCTCTTGACATAGACCGTGGTTCCGGCGGTCAGACCTGTCGCGAGTGCGCCGGTCGTGGTCAGCACGATCGGCTGACCATCTCCGAACGTGTGCCCGGTATCCGTGACGACGCAGGGCGAAGCGATCGTCATGGTCACGGTTGCGGCCGTCGCCGGGCCGATATCGACCGCGGCCACCGCGACGCCGGACCCTGCCGAAATCTGGACGTTGCTGGTCATCAGCGATGCTCCCTTAAGCTAGGCCGGCCCGGCCGAGCAGCTTGCGCGTCGCGCTCGCCTTGGCCTCGAGGATGCGCGCGCGGACGAGGGCATGATCGCCCTGATGGCCGTCCGCGTAGCACTCGCGCACCGCGTCCTGCATCGCGCCCATGACATGCGGCCTGACGGCGCGCGCGAGCTCCGACGTGGCGCCGAGCGCGATGCCGACCGCACTGACGACGCGCGGATAGATCCGCTCAGCCGAAGGCCGCAGCCGGTCCGGCAGGCCGGACGGCAAACCGCGCTCGAGCAGCCAGCGATGCGACCAGGCGCGCAATTTGAGCTGCATGGAATCGCTCTGGGTTCGCGCATAGTGCAGCACCATCTCGGCCTCGGCGTCGGTCTTGGGCTGCGGCAGATGCGGCTGGGCCTCCGCCCAGATGCGGCGCGCGGCCACCACGTCGAGCTGCTCGAGGCAGCGCCGGAATTCGGCGGCGTGGTTCACGACACCGCCAGCGTCGACAGCGCATCCTTGGCGCGCTTGCGCGCGGCGATCTTGACCTCGAGGATCTCGGCGTCGAGCACCTGGCGGAAGCGCTTCGGGTCGACGAAGCCGGTCACGGTCTCGCCGTGCTCGTCGACATAGTCCGCCGGCTGCAGCGCGGCGTTGTGATCGCCGACCTCCTTGACATAGGCCGCGACCGCATTGTCGATGGCCTGCTGGATCAGCTTGCCGCGCAGGCCGCGGGTGCCGCCGACGGCGGTTGCGCCCGCCGCGGCGACGATGATGGAATCCGTCATGTGTCCTGGACCTTTTCGAAAGAGCGCCGGAAGAACGGGACCTCGACGCTAGTCGAGCGTGATCGTGGTCGACGTCGTCAGCTGCGGCGTGACGCCGGAGCCAGTGACGATGTTCGGCGTCACCGTGCCGGAAAACAGGATCGCGGCTGCGCCGCCGCCGGTCTTGCCGGTCGAGAAATTCGTGACCGTGCCCGAGCCGCCCGTGCCGGCCGCGAAGTTGATCGCGGCCGCCGGCGAGACGCTGCCGGCACTCGACGTCGACCAGCCGCTCGATCGCGCCACGTTCGCGCGCGCGTAGGAGGTATAGGCCGCCTCGCTGGTCGACATGCTGCCGGTATCGCCGGGATCGGCGGTATGCAGGCCGATCGCGATATTGGTCTGCGGCGTCGACGCCGCGTTGTCGGCATAGTTGGCCCATGCCGTCGCCGAGAAGATCAGGTTGAGGATGGCATTTTCGGTGACGTCTGCGATCGACATGGCTCAAAAATCCTTGTCAGGGGTTGCGGATGGCTCAAGCGCTTCAGAACTTGCGCTTCAGAACTTCATCAAGGCTCACGCACGGAAACTCCTTCAGCGCGCTGCCTTCGGTCGCGTTGACGATCTCGACGCCGACGGCGCGGGCGGCCTCATCCCAGCCGGCGAAACCCGGCAGAAATTCGCGGCTATAGATGTCGACATCGCGCGGCCCGTTGTATTCGTCATGGCAATGCTCGCGCCCGCCGACGAAGCGCATGTCGTAGCCGAGCAGCACCACGCGGGAGGCACCGAGCGCGATCGCGAGGCTCACGGCGGTATGCCCGGATGAACGGCCCTGCTGGATGACATGCGATCCCCGGCTAAAGCCCGGCAGCGCCTGCGGGTCGCCCTCACCCTTCACGCGCTTGACCTTGTCCGGCAGCTCGCGCTTGGCTGTGCGCGACATCGAGATCACCAAGCCGGCCCAGTTCGCCACCAGCTGGCGGCGCTCCTCATACCAGCCGGAATCCGTAAAGAATAGCACATCGGCGAAGGGTGCCAGCACCGCTGATGAGTTGACGGCGATCGTGCGATGACCGCGCACGCGCTGGCAGATCTCGGCGGTCAGGCTCGGGCCCGACGCCAGGCAGAAGATCGTCTCGCCCTTGAACAGGGGCTCGGGCGACCAGTATTCGAGCTCGCGGGTGGCTGCTGCAGTCATGATGCAACAGGTGCGGCGCCGTCGACGAGCATGACGTCCTTGATCCGCTTGATCCGCTGCCGACCATATTGATCCTGCTGGATCGTCATTGTTATGAGCAGCAGGTCCTCGCCCTCGCATGCTTCCGGAAGTGCGTCGCCCCCGATCACAAGACGAACGACACGCTGCGGCAGATCGCGCGATGTCGCACTACCCAATATCTCGAAACCAGCGTCCACCAGGACCTGCGCACACTCGCCGAGCACCTCCGGCGCGATCTCAATGACGGCGCGCCGATTCTTCAGATGCGAGTTCTGCATATATGTAATCACGACCAATGTTCCCTCACCCATTGCGCATGCTCGCCGACGAGTTCATGCGGCTTATCATTGCCGTGGAAGTAGACGATCCGCGCATCGCCAAGCCCGCGATCGCGGACATGGCCCTTGAACGAAACGACCTGTCCGGGAAAAACATCGTCGATGAAGGCGTGCGGCTGGCGTCGGATCCAGTCCATGTCGTTCTCGCCGCGCCAGGTCTCATGGACCGCCTGCTGTCCAGGGGGCACCAGCGCGACGCCATTGCAGGCGCGCTGCGGGCTGTAGGGATCGCGTGGCAGCGCGATGACGCCGGCCAGAAGACAATATTCGGCGAGATGGTCGATATTGCCCGTGATCACGGTGTCGAGCCCCATCAGGATCATCGGCTGGCCGAGCTGGTAGGGCTCGGTGAACGATCCGTAGGTGATCGGACGCGTCTTGAGCGGACGCTGCTCGATCGAATAAGGCAGTCCTGCGCGCGGCTCGTCGGTGAACAATACGAAGCGGAATTGCCGCGACAGATTGCGCGCGACGCCGCGGTAGAGCTTATCGACCCAGCTCTCGTCATAGCAGCGCGAGAACTCGCGCGAGGCCTCATTGGCCCGCCAGATGCAGGTCGCCACGACAAGAGTCATATCAAGAGTTCGTTTTTGCTCTTAAGATGGCGCACTTCTTTAGTCTTTCCTCGCGCCAGGAAGGGTTTGCCCACTTCTCTCTCAGGGCTTCGCTTTGTGCACGCCGTCTTTCGTCGGATCGCGCCCAAGTCGCAATACCCGTAACTCGCTTTCTATCGCAAGCTGCTGGCGACGAATGTGCGGCGCGAAACTTTTCCGAGTTTCTCTGGCCCTGGCCGATAGCCTTGCCGTACTCAGCTGCTTTGGCTGATCGCCACCTCTGCTTCGATAAAACGGATAACCGATTGCGCGCCGCGCCGCTCCACCTGGCGGCTGTGAGCGATGCAATCTTCTCATCTCGGAAAACGGGATCATTGGCCCATTTGCGCCGAAGCGTTTGACGGATGCGCTCGCCCTTTTGCGGAGTAACTGACGCCGCCAAGGCGGCAATTCGCTCTTCCCTGAGCTTCGGATTAGCCCACATCCGTTTCATAAACGAGGAAGCCCCGCCAAGACCGCCCGGTAAAACATTGAAAAGGCTTCCCTTTGGCGCGGCCTCTATCATTTGCACCTCAAGGGCGAACGCCTCGGTCTCGGTCAATCCTTTCGCGGCAAAGCGATAAGCCACTTCTCTTCCATTGAGCAGGTCGGCGGCGAGCGTGTGGTGGAAGCGGCTTGCCTTGGGAGAGGCACCGTCTCGAGCAATGCGACGTATAATACTGATATGTGAGCAGGCACGATTACCCGAGCCTTTTCCAATATATCGCACGAGGCCGTCGACCAAAATCTCGTAGACGTAATATCGTTTGCTCATGATGAACCCAGCCTACCACGCGAATATGCAGCTTGGAATCCCTCGCATCCCGCTTCTCGCATTCTCTCCGGCCGGCGCGCCGCCAGCGAGACCCAGCCGCCCTTGCGCTTCCACAGCGAATGAGCCGGCATCGAGTGCGTCACCACGGCGCCGGCGGCAACGACCGAGCTGGCTCCGATCGACACGCCCGGTAGGATGATCGCGCCGGCGCCGATCGATATGCCGTCGGCGATATCGACCGTCACCATCTTGCGCTCGATCAACGCCTCCGCATGGAAGCCGTCCTTGCCGACGCGCGGCCAGCGGTCGTTGCAGACGATCGCGCCGGGCCCGACGAAGACGTCATTGCCGAGCCTGGTGCCGGGATGCAGCTGGGCACCGTGACCGATCAGGCAGCGATCGCCGACCATGGCCGCGTCGACGATGGCGCAGCCGCCAATCGAGCAGTCGGCGCCGATCACGGCTCCTCGAATGACGCTGGCGAACTGCCAGACGGTCGAGCTCGCGCCGATTGTTGCGTTCTCGACCCACGCGCGCTCATGGGTGAAAGCGGAGGGATCGATTTCGCAATTGCCGGGCATGGATGAGCTCCAGTCGGATGGCAGTCAGGAACCCTGCGGCTTTCCCTCGATGTCATCCTTCTGGGAAGGATGTTCGTTACCCAGCATCTCGGCGAAATCCTGCTTCATCTCCCGATGCTCATCTTCGACTTTCTTGATGACCATCGCGCCATGCTGGCGCACGTCATTGGCCATCTGCTCGACCTTGGCCTGCAGGCCGCCTCGGAATTCCTCCATAGCGTCGTGCACTGGCTTCATCAGATCCTTGACCGAGAGCATTGAAGCCTTGGCACTCGTGATCGGAGGCATGGTCGCTAACCCTTTGGCGGAAAGTTCGGCGATGGTTTGTCGGAGATGGCGATCGAGGCGATCGCCCTCCGGCGTCACGTAGGGTTGCGGCGCGCGATTTCCACGTTGATCGCAGCCAGCGCATCATCCTTGGTCTTGACCGGATCATCGCTGACCGACTGACCCAACTTGATCAGATCTCCGTCATTCAGCTTCGACAGATCGTCAGGAATCGCGATCTTGCCGCGCGCCTCGATCTTGGCGGCAGCCCTGACGGCATCGATGTCGGCCTTCGCGCGCGCACGTTCTGCCGCTTCATCGAACTCGACCGCATGTCCGCGCTCGATATAGGCGCGCGCATAGGTCTCCTCGACCTTGCCCTTGAAGTCGACAACCTGGTCTTTCTCGTAGACCACGTCCTCGGGACGGGTCTGGCCGCGGATGATGTGCTGCTCGACGAACTTGACCTTCATGACCGGCTCCGGTTTCAAAACTGCCCTTTACCCTAGACGCGCAAAAGCCCCGCACGCGGGCGGGGCTTTCGAGCTTGGCAGCGATGCGCGACGATCAGTCGACGATCATCGAATCCAGCGCATCCTTCGGATAGCGCGGTTCGTGGCCGAAGTAGAGGGCGCAGCCGAGCTGGGCATTGGTGCCGACGTCACTGCCGATCACCTGGATGCAGTCGAAGCCGCCGTTGACATCGAGATCCTCGGCCTTGATGTCGATCACGATGATCGCGGCCTGCTCGGCCAGATCCGTATTCGTCCAGGTGCCGTTGGTGGTGTTGAAGGTGTCGTTGGTCGCCGGCGAACCGGAGGTCGACTTGGTGAATTGGTCGACCGCGAGCAGATTGGGCGCGGCCTGCTTCTTGCGGATTTCGGTGAAGCCCAGCGCCTTGGCGTTGGTGCCGGACACGTCCTGCGCCTGCTTCACGGTGATGGTCGGATCGTCGCCGGCGGTACCGACGGCCTTGAAGATCATGATCGCCATGCGACCATAGCCCTTCATGCTGACCCAGTCGCCGTTGTTGGCGGCGGTGTTCATCGCGACCGGCAGGAAGCCCTGCGCGATCTGGTTCTTTTCGCAAAAGTGCTGGTTGAAGTCCATGTGGGGTGATCCCTTCGAGATGGCGCCAGCGCGGCGCGCGAGGAAAACGGGGGGCAGAGAGCCTGCGCCGGTCAGGGCGCAGGCTCAGATGGATCAGCGCGCCTGCAGCGCGACGGCCCAGGACAGCGTGTTGCTGCCGTTCTGCCGCGCGATCGGGGCCGACCAGGCCGGCTGACCGTTGACGCGGAAGATGAAGCGGAACGCGGTCAGCGCCTGGTCGAAGAAGAGGTGGATCGAGGTGTCGGTCTGGATCGCGCCACCCGCCTTGGTCAGCGCCCAGTACTGGCTGAGATCGCACAGGATGATGTCACCCAGGCTGCCGAGCGCCGCGCACGCCTCGATCGGCACAACCGGGCGTCCCTTGAGGCGCCCATACGGCGCATCGTTGAGACCGCCGGGCGGCATGTAGGCCGGGGTGGACGAGGCCGCAGTCGGCGTGATGCCGTTCCCGACGAACGCCATGCCTTCGAGTTGCGGCTCGACGTCCTGGTTGACCAGCCAGATCGCGTTGCTGCGCCAGCCGGCATACATCCGGCCCCACATCTTGTTGATGTTGGCGAACCACACGGTGCCGGCCGGCTGCGAGGTCTCCTTCGAGACCTGGATGACGGACGCACCGACCGCGCTGTAGCCCGGAATCATGCCGAGCGGCTGGCCGGCGCCGGTGCCTGCGATGATAGCGGTGTTGATCTTCGAGGTCATCTTCTGCGGCGCCTTGGCATTGAGCCAGGACTCCAGGCCCGCGGCATCCTGCATCATCTCCTCGCTGATCGGCACCAGGGCCGACAGCTTGGACAGACGCAGCTGGCCCATTTCGTAGAGCCCCTTGGACTGCGGGATCTGCTGGCCTTCGCCTTCCCAGTACACCTGCACGCCCTTGGTGGTGTCCCAGGGAGTGACCTCGTCCTTCGGAATGGTGAGGCTGTTGCCGTCGGTCGTGAGCGGCGTGCAGCGCGACAGCAGGCTCTCGATGCCGTTCACCTTGGTCCAGATATTGGCGGAGAACGAGGGCGGGATCAGGAAACCGCCGTCGGCGCCGATGCCCTCGTTGCCGAAGGTCGTGGCGGCATTGCGCAAGCGGGTGACGCCGTCCGTCACGTTGCCGCGGTAGTGGTTCTGCACGTCGCGCGCGAACTCGCCGAACGAGCGGAAGCCCATGCGCTGGGCGTCCTGACGCGGTTCGGCCGGCACGGTGCGACGCTGACCGCCGCCGGCGGGCTCGCCGCGCGCTTCCGGCGCAGTGCGGCGGCCCTGGCCGGTCGGCTGGAGCAGCTTCAGCGCCTTGATCTTCTTGGTGAGCTTCTCGAGCTCGCCGGCGCTCTCCTCGATCTCGGCGGTCTCCTCGTCGGTGAGATCCTCGCCGGCCTCGGCGCGAACGCGGAATGCATCGAGCGAAGCGTTGATCTCGACGACGCGCGTCTCGAGGTCGGCAAGCACCGGCGCGTCCATCCGGATATGAAACGCACCGAATGAGACGGCACCGAACGCAGCGAGAGCGGCGAGACGCGAGTAATCGCCCAGAAGGGCGCTCTTCATGGTCATAGAATTCTGTCCTTCTATGGGCTGTCTCGTCTCACGACGGGACCTGTGAATGCGGCCGATCTCACATCGGTCGCGATTGACGCGGCGCATCACTGCGGCGCGTATCCGTCTGCAGACGGAATCTCTATGCAACGACCAATTCGTTGACGTGACAGATGCGAGGGCCGGCATCGGGAGTATCCCAAGCGACCCATGCCCAGCCGCGTTCATCGATCTTCGTCACCTCGCCGCGCGGCATCCCTTGCCGCGAAGAGAAACAGTCTCCCCGCTTTGCTTCGGAGAATCCTTCGGCGTCTTGGCCATCAGGCTTTGAGCGCGGCAACGCGCGCGAAAGCGGCGGCGGCGCGGCGATTGTTCGGCTTCAGCACTGACGGGACCTTCCTGAATGTCTCCAGCGCCTTCGGATTGCTGACGCTGGCCGCGACCTTCAGGTTCTCGACCATGCGATCGGCAAAGCCGTTCTGCACGGCCTCGGCGCCGGTCATCCAGGTCTCGTCGTCCATCCATTGCACGATCTGCTTGCGATCGGCCTTGGTGCGGCCGGCATAGACGTCGATGATGGTGTTGTTAACGGTGTCGAGCATATCTGCCGCTTGTCGCATCGCGCGCGCATCGCCCATCGCGAACATGTACGCATTATGCACCATGAAAAATGCGCCTTCCGCGATCTCGATTTCGTCGCCGACCATCGCGAGAAACGACGCTGCAGATGCAGCGAGGCCATCGACGTGAACAATGATCTTCGCCGAGTGCTCGTTGAAGAGCGAATACATCGCCTTCCCTTCGAACACCGATCCACCTTCGGAGTTGATGCGAAGGTTGATCGTCTTGACCTTGCCGAGCGCCTTGAGGTCATCCGCAACCTGCTTGGCCGAGACACCGTCACCGAACCAATCGGTTCCGATCACACCGTAGACGTAGATGTCGGCGCTATCGCTCGCCTTGTTGGCCACGACGCGATAGCCGCTCGGCTTGGCGCCGGCGTTTGGCTTGGCCTTAATCGGCACGACGGCATTGAAAATCGGAAAATGCTTGCTCATGTCCAACCTCAATTCGGAACGAGAACCTGGAAGGTCTCGCCATTGATGGTGATCTCGCGGACCATGAGGCGATCCAGATCCTTCGAGGTGATGCCGGCCCGGAAGATTTCGCCGACCTCGATGCTAACGCCGGCCTCGCCGCGCGGGCCAACGGGCCCGACCTCGCCGCGGGGCCCTTGCTTGCCCATCGGACCCTCGGCTCCACGTTCGCCACGCGGGCCCGGCTCGCCGCGTTCACCGCGTAGCCCCTGAGGACCCGCCTCGCCTTGCGGGCCCATCGGGCCGCCTTCCCCGCGCGGGCCCGGCTCACCGGTTTCGCCGCGGGGACCGGATTCACCTTGCGGGCCGACTGCTCCAGCCTCGCCCTGAAGACCGCGCTCGCCCTGAACGCCGGGCAAACCGTCGCGACCATCGCGGCCGACTGGGCCTTCCAGACCCAGTTCGCCGCGCGGGCCGGTTTCTCCCACCGGACCGCGTTCGCCGGGCGGCCCGATCTCGCCGCGCGGGCCGATCTCCCCGCGCTCGCCCTGAGGCCCTGCCTGACCTTGCGGACCGGTCTCGCCGCGTTCGCCGGCGGGACCCGGATCACCCTGCGGTCCGGCCTCCCCGCGATCGCCGCGCTCACCCTGCGGACCAGCCTCGCCGCGTTCGCCAGCAGGACCCTGGTCACCTTGCGGACCAGGCTCACCGCGCTCGCCGGCCTGGCCGGGTTCACCGGCTGGACCGGCTTCACCACGAGGACCCTGCTCACCGCGCTCGCCGATCGGCCCGATCTCGCCGCGCGGTCCCGCTTCGCCCGCGGCGCCGCGTTCGCCCTGGATACCATCGCGACCATCGCGACCGAGCGGCTTCTGCTCAAGCGCGCTGACGCGGCCAACGAGCCGCTCGACCAGCGCGACGGTGCGCTCAAGCAGCGACACCGGCTTTTCCGGCGGCGAAGTTTCGCCGCGTGCGAGCATGACGGGAGCCTTAGACATGCGAAGGTTCGCCCATCAGCTGCTCGATCGCGTAAAGCCTTCGAGCAATCCGCGCTTGCGTGGCTTCGTCCTCGCCGACTTCTGGCGGCGTGACCGGCTCAGTATCATCAGGCTCCGCCGGCGCCGCCGCGGCGCCAGGCGTCGCTGGTGCGGCCGTGCCCTCGGCGATCTGCTTCAGCGTGACGTTCTGGCCCTGCATGGTGTGGATGTCGCCCTCGGGCCCGAGCGTGTTTTCGTCCTCGAGCTCCAGGATGCGGTTCGGCGAATAGGCGCCGACCGACGACATGCCCTTGTAGTAGGCGATGCGTGCGGCCATGTCGCCGCGCATCAAGCCTCGCATATCGATCTTGGTGTAGAGCTTCTGGCGGTTCTGCCCGAACAGCTTGAATTCCGCCTCGTCCTCGAAACGCTTAACCCAAGGCGAGATGCTGTCGACGACGACCTCGATGCCCTGAGACTCGATGTTCGTGAACGTCGCGCGCAGGAGGTGCATGACCTTGTGCGGCGGCGCTCCGGTCCAGCGGCACTGCTCCTCGATCAGGAACTGGTGAACCTCGATCAGCTGCGAATTCTGGGCGTTGAATCCGATCGGCTTCCAGTCCGCGTCGTTGTCCAGGAACGCCGTGCGGTTGGCGTTGTTCGGCCCCTTGTAGAGCTGGTCGAACTCCGCCTTCTGCCGTTTCAACCCATCCGGCTTCAATGGCTTCTTGTTGACGACGACGCCGGCGGGATTCATACCGTTGCCGAAGAAGGCCGCGCCGAACAACTGCGCCGCGCGCGCCCAGCCGAGCGATTGGGCTGCATAGGCGATCACGTTGACGCCGACCGGCCCTTCGCCGAACCCGCGAATATGGAACATGTTCTTCGCGGCAAGGATCGTCGGCGGCCCGATCGTTGTGCCGCGCTGATCGACTTCGTAGAAGAGGTCACCGGGATTGATCGGATCGCCATAAGCGTCGTTCTCGTAGTCGGTCGCGCGGCAGACGCGCACGCGCTCCGGATGGATCGGCCACATCGCGAAGGGGCGACCGAGCTGGTCCTGCTCGATCTCGGCGTAGCCGTTGCCCCAGCGCAGCGCCCAGTGCGTCAGCGTCTCGCGAAACTGGAACGACGACCATTCCTTGCTGGGACGCTTCCAGAGCAGATAGTCCACGCCATGCGACGACTGGATCTCGGGACCGCTCTTGCCGTCCTTCTTGACGTGCCAGGGCAGGACGGCAACGGTCTGCGACAGATAGCGGAACGCCGCCCAAACCGCGGACAACATCATCGCCGAATCCGGCGTGATCGCGACGCCGGCGAGCGTGCGACCCGGATTCGAGACCCGTGCTGCGCCTGGATAGCGCAGGTCAGAGGTCATGCGCGCGAGAATACCCATGTCAGCCCTCCCCCGCGTTGCCGTTGATGCGGGCGGCGAAGATCGCCACTGCCGAAACAATCGCGCCCGGCACGATCAGCGCCGCCGGCGGCCAGACCTGCCAGAGACCGACAGACAGCAGCACCAGCCCTGCGGCGAGCATTCCGTCGCGAATATCGAACGTCCGTCCGATCCATCGAGCGATCGCGAGCAGCGCCTTACGCATAGAGATCGTCTCGATCATTGGCCGCCAGGCGCGCATTGAATCGCTCGCGCATCTCTTCGAAGCGCGGATGCTGCGGATCGCGGAGGATCGCCGCCTCTTCGGCAAGCGATTCCCCGGATTCGACGTCCGATTGCACCTCTTCGCCGTCGCCCATCGCGTCAAAAACCGATACGCCCTTTGCTTCTGGGTTGCGCGACATCATCCAGACCCCATTCATCAGCGCCGCCCAGGGATCAATCTTGGCGTCGCCGGCGTTCTGCTTCGTCGCGCGAATTGCGGTCGCGAGCGGTTCGATCTTCACGTTGCCAACGCACCAGTCCATCAGCGCGGACTTGGCATGGCGAAGCGTGCCGTTCTGCAGCTTGCGCTCCGCAGTCTTGATGGCATTCATCATGCCGAAACCCTGGGGCGCACCGATCAGGAGCTCGTTCTCGACGGTGACATCGACGTCGGAGTCAGCGAGCGCTTCAACCATCTCGCCGAGACCTGCGGGGTCGACAGCGACCGCGCCGAGCAACCCGCGATCCTTGATGGTTTTGATGACATCTACAATCGCGACGATGTCATCGCCGGCCGTGTCGTAGATCGTCAGCTCACCGGCGGCCTTGAAGTCCTGCAACCGCGCCGCAATCGTCTTGCGCCGATCGAGCACGATTTCATGGCACCATGCATGGGACCATGATAGCCAGTCGCGCGAACCAATCTCGCGGCCAAGCACGTTGAGGCCGAATAGGTCGTCGAGGCCACCGCCATCGAGCGAGACGATCACAACCTCGCAATTATCGAGGATGTAGTCGAGCGTGATCTGCTCGTCTTCGCCCTGAGCCCAGTAGGCCGCGCCGGCCCATCCATCGGTCGACATGCCGACACCCATCTCGATGTTGAGATGCTGGCTTGCCCAGATACGGATAGCCTGGTCGTTCTTCGAACGCTCCGTTTCCCAATCGGCGATCAGGCTGTTGAGATGGACCGACCTTCCGAGGTTCGGCATCACCATCGGCCAGTTCGCCGGATCCTGCCACTTCGCCTTGTCCTTGGCGATGTCGGCCGGGTACTCATACATGATCGGCAGCAGAGCGCGGTGAACTTTGCCGCGGAAGTCGCCGTTCCTGATCTTGCGCGCGTTGATCAGCTCGTCCTTGAACGCACCGGCCGGAATATCGTCCGGCATTGTGGTCGGCATCAGCAGCAGACCTTCCGGCGTCTTCTCCAGGCCGCCGCGGATCTGCCGGAGCACCTTCGCCGCATGTGGATTGCGGCCGAGTAGATGGAGCTCTTCCAGGACCGCGAAGATCAGGATCGTTCCCGTCAGGATGTTGACGTCGAACGTCTTGATCTTCAGCTCGGTATGGGTGACGAGGTCCTCGATCGTCTTGACATGATCGCGCGTCCGGAAACGTCGCTTCAGATCGGTCGACGCCTCGATCATGCCGACGGCCTTGTCGTAGGCGTTTTCGGCGATCGCTTGTGTCGGGCCGATAAAGAGGCCCTCCGCGCGAGGGCGCTTGTTCATCAGCAGCAGCGCAATCAAGAGCCCTGCGATATAGGTCGTCTTGGACTGCCCTTTCGGCAGCAGCATCAGGATGTCGCGGATGAGCCGTTGCGCCTCATCCGGAAACCACGAACCAAAGGCGACGCGGACAATCTCGCGAAACCACGGGCCGCATGCGTCTTTCATGCGGGGCAGTCCAGGCACGTCCGGCAGCCGCAGCTCGTCGAAGATCGCGAGGCCCATGTCGGCTTCAGCTTCGTTCAACGGCAGGTCCGGGATCAGCGACCTACCCTCGCGGAGGCGATCGCCCCAGTCCTCGCAACTCAGATCCCACATCAGTTCGGCTTGCCGTCACTCTGGCGCTGGGCCATCAGGTTGCCGAGCGTCGAGCCAGCGTCCGGAGTCTGAGCGGCAGCCAGGGCCGCTTCTTTCTTGCCGAGCTTGGGCGCCTTCTCGCTCTTCTGCGGCTGCGATGTCTGACCGAAGACCATCAGGTCGTTGTCCTTCAGCACGTCGCGGAACTCGCGGCCGGCGGCGACATTGCCGGCCATGAAGAGTTCCCAAAGCTTGGTCAGCAGATTGGCGTTGAGCCGGTCGCGCGCAACGTCGCGGAATTTCAGCTCTGAAAAATAATGCTTCCGAAGCGTCGGCTGGGTGATGTAGAGCGCCGCCGCGATCCGCGCGTTGCCCCAACCAGCCGCCACCAACATGCTGACGCGATTCCGGTTTTGCTGGCTCGCGACATGTTCGGGCCGGCCGCGCTGCCCCCAGTTGGCTGGAACAGGATCACCGAAGAGGTCGAAAATCTGGTCCACTAGAAAAAAATCCGTCCGTTTGTACCCATGCGGTTCCTGCTCCCGCGGGTCCAGAGATTGACTACCCCCCCTTGGTTCCGTGCCGCGTGGCCCTCGACTGCACGCCCTTCAACGTGTTGTGCGACGTGCATAGGCACTGACCATTGTTGGGGTCATACAACGCGCCACCATCAGCGCGCTCGACGATGTGATCGGCAAGCATGCGGTCACCATGCGCGGCGGACCGTTCGCATCGCCTACCATTCTCCACCCACTGGCATCGCCAACCAGCACGACGGCACACGGTAAGGCGCCATTCCTTGTGCTGTTGGGTCAGCAGCTCAGGGTCTGCGCGCTTTGGCTGCGGTCTGACGGTGAACCCACTGGACCTCGGCACCAGCGGCTTCAACGTTGTGATCTTTGCCAATGCATGCACCACGAAAGGCGAGCCGTCCGCCTATACCCCGAGGGCCTGTTACTGCCGATGGCAGTGGCTTGGGCGGACGGCTCTAAGTCAGGGAGGAAACGCCCAAGGAGGGCAGCGGCAGCGCAGATGCGCAACCGCACACCCTATGCAACACAAAAGCCCCGGGCGTTTTCGCCACGGGGCTTCAGATGCATCCAACGGCAACTATCAGAACTTATGCTCGCCGGCGGATGCGTTTAGGTTCTCCGCTTGTCGAGGCTGCAGCCGGGTCATTGGCAACATCCATCAGCGTCGCCAGCTTACGGAGGTGGTTGTGGCTCCGATCGTTGACCTCAGCGAGACGCTCCAACTCCGAAAGCGCCGCAATCCGCCGCTGTTCGCACCGCGCCGCTAGAAGCGCCTTGTTTTCTGATGGATATTTTCGGCTTGGCATAGCTTCGCTTCTCCCGCGCGAGCATTGCGCTTCACCCGCCTATCCCGTCCGCAGCTACAACCGTTGCCAGGAGCTCAATGACTGAAGGCTCAGTGCGAAACGCCAATAGCTGATTCTATTTCGCCACATCAAGCTGATCCTCCCAACCCTCACGTCTTTCCACGACGTTTAAGCTTACCTCGCTTCCGACGCGACATTCCCGGCCTCTTCCGAGCCGACCGCACGACGCTCTCAACCGACTTGCGCTGTGCCTCCACGTCCAGCTGCTCGCAGCTTTCCTCAAAACGCAGCCGATCGATCTGCTCGTCAGTGACCCAGCCGATTATCTTCTCGACAGCTGGTGTTGTCACAACACGCAGCCAGTTGGCGTCGGTTTCCCAGAAAAACACGAAGACATAACCCGGAACGATCGGCGTGTGGCGCTCCACCTTCCGTCCGCGCACCACGGTCTCGTCGACGGTTGCCGGGACAAAAATACCGAACCTTCTCTTGGCTAGTTCGGATTCCGCGGCGCGCGAATACACCTGCACTACATACCACCTCGCCGCCTTGTCTTCCGTCATCTCGGCATCGCGCGGATCGAACATGCGTGCCGGCTTTGCTAATTCAGCCTTCGCTTCCGGCGAGAGATCGTCGGCGGAGAGCACTTTCATTCGATAGCTCCAACATCTCGATTTTCCCTGTCGATTTGCTGGCCGTCGGTTCCGGGAGAAACTGTACGCAATCGGTACAGTTTCTCCGCAGAGGTCGTTCGAAAGCTTGCCCAGAGCTTCGATTAGTCCAAAACGTCGAGTTTCTATTCCAATTCTATTTCTTTCGAGGGTTGCGAGGGTTTGGAGAGGGTTTGGTAGAGGGTTTAGAACTCAATTTGATAAATGATCTTCGATGGTTAGAGCGATAGTGCGAGGGTATCGAGGGTTTGTCCGTGTAACGCCTGAGTCATTCCATCTGTTTGCCGCTCGCCATCACCACGCCACGCCATGTGCGTCCGCTTCCCCTCTCGCACGTGTATGCGCGCGCGAGACCCTCGCAACCCTCGACGCGATTGCAAAAGCCGTTGCGGCACAGGCACATCTGGAATGACGAGGGTTTTTGACAGACCCTCGACAAACCCTCGCATAAGACGCGACCCTCGGTGACCTATCCGCAACAGGTGAGCCCTTTCATCGTCAGATTTCCTCGTCGCCGGGGTAGCTGCTCGGCGGCTGGTAGCCGTCATTGGGCGGTGAGGACTGCGAGCCGGGTTGGCTTGGTGCCTCCGGCACATCGTGCAGCGCGACGTCGACGTAGCGGTGAATGCGGCCACTGTCGTCGCGCTTGAACTTTTTCTTCATCGTTCGACCGAAGCGCGTTTCGTGCATGTGCGCCTTGCCGTTGGCTTCGCTCCACGCCTTGTAGGCCAGGAACATCGCGCGGGCCGGTACGCCTGGTCCGGCCGGATCAGGCTTCACATGCGCGTCGGCAAACTGGCCGACAGGGTCCATCTCGGCGAAGTGCTCGGCCGTTGTCTGCAGCACGTCTTCCGACAGGATGAAACCGTTGTTGAGAAAATCGAGCGCGCCGGCGATCAGCCAGTTGAGGATTCCGGAACCTTCGGCAACGATCTCGGAGACGACGTCCTCGAAGTCGCGATGCCGTTCCGGCGGCAGCGTGACGGACCATTCCACGATCGCCAGGCGTCGCTTCATGCCGCCGTCCGAGCCATCGAACTTCGGTTCGCCATTGCCGCTCATGTGGGGCTTGGCGGTCGGCTTGAACTCGAAATAGCCCTTGTACATTGTGCGCACCGGCCAGCGCTCGCCGCCGGTAAGCTTCTTGATCGTTTCCATCTTGAGCGGAGCATCCTTCGGAAGCTCGGCGATTCTCAAGTAGCGCTTCGCATAACAGCGCGCGATGTCGGGCGTCGGCGCGCTCGGATTATTAGCGACCACGCCGGAGACGGTTTCCGCGGGCACGCCGACCGAGAGCCCATCGCCGAACACGCGCGCCAGCACCTCGAGGAAGACGCTCTTGCCGTTGCCGCCGGTGCCGGTGTGGAACATCACGCGCTGCACCGGCTGCGCCGTCAGGCTCATGCCGGAGTACTGCTGCACGGTGCGGCGCTTCTCCGGCTCCGGCTGGAACAGGTCGAGGAAGATGTTGAACTCGCGCGCGGTCGCGCCCTTCCTATAGGCATAGGGAATGACCGCTGTGAGCAGGTCCTCGCGATCGTGGCCCGGCTTGGCGACGAGCTCGTACTGGACACGACCATCCTTGACCAGCGGGCGCTTGCCATCGGGGTCCGGGTTTTCCGGGTCCATCACCGGCACGAACGACAGTGTGTGGGTCAAGGTGGCGACCTTGAGTGGATCCGCGTTGAACGCATCCGGATGCCGGCGAAGGTGGGGCGCCGCGCACTTGATCATCGCGGCAATGCGGCCGGCGTTCTTGGTCGAGATGCCCCATTTCTTGCGGTTGGCGCGCCGCGTCGAGAGCGCTGTCCGCGCCTTCTTCCCGGCAGCGATGAGCGCGGTCAGCTCCTCAACCCTCGCAATCTGCTCGGGCGTGTCCGCGACGAGGTCTTTCAATTCCTTCGCAGCCGCCTCGGCCGCATTGACCGCGCGCGCCTCCGAATTCGAGAACTCGATATAGGCGGCTTCCAACTTGATCAGATCGCCAACGCGCTGGCCGATCAGGTGCGCGAGCGCTTCGCCGCCGGCGAGATCCCAATGCGTCCCGGTCCAAGCCAGCATTTGTCCTGCGGCAACATCGTCTTCCTGCCGCACCATCAGGTCGCGGCCGAAATAGGCTATCAGGCGCTTGCCGTTGTCGACGTCGGATTGATCCAGGCATGCGCATTCCCGGAACGTCTCATCGCTGATCGGTTCATCGGGCACATACTGATTTTCGTCGTCCTCGTCGTTTTCGAGGGTTTGATCTCGCTCGCCTTCTTCCCGCAAGGGGGTGTGGGGGGACGAAGCAAAAGTTGAAGGCGAAGACGCGAGGGTTTGATCGGAGTCGTCTGCGTCGCCGGGAGGCGAGGAAGGCGAGGAAGCCAAGGCCGGGAAAGAGACAACATTGTCGCCCGCCTCTCGCGGGCGCCCATCAATGTGAGGTGCTCCAAGCGCCGCTGAAGCGGCGCGTCGCACCTCCGCCAGATCCGCTGGAGTCTTTTTGCCGATCTTCAGGCCGGCGGCGATCGCGCTCTTGATGGCCTTGGCGCCGAGGTCGCGGATCAGGCCGACGCCGGCGGCAGCGTCCTCGAGGGATGCCTTGGCGAAGCGCTCGTCGATCGCGCCGGCGGCCGCAAGCGCGCCGAGCTGCTCGGCGATCGCGGATAGCACGGTCGCGTGATGGTCGCCCTCGGCGGCGCGGATCTGCGCCAGGCCGGCGTTCAGCTGCTCGAGCCCGAATTTGCGCTCGGCCTGGGCGAGGGTTGCAGGATCGACGTCGACGAACGCGGGGGCGTTGTCGATCAGATCGAGGATGGCTTCAGTGGTCATGCGGACTCGATCAGCTCCGAACGGCGCAGCAAGCCAGCGCCATTGCTCCAATACATTCCGGGCAGGCTTCCGCCAGGCCCGGTCACAGAGCCAAGGCCCCTACGCTGCAGCGCCTTAGCTGCTGCATAATCGGCCCCTGTACGCAGCTCGACACCACAACCCTCATCACCCGTGCGATCGTCGGGCTCGCTTTCCAGCAGCATTCGGCGCTGCGCATCGGTCAACGTCGCGCTCACGCCGCCTCTGCCTTCAGCAAATCATTGAAATCGAGTCCGGATGGTGCGAACGCGATCCGGATCACGCGCCCTGCCCGCGCGTAGCGGCGCGCGGCGCGTTCCATGGCGTTCTCGGTCAGCACCTTTTCGCTGTCGCCATCACCGAGCAGGATCAATTCCTCGACGCTGTCCGGAATCGACAGGCCTGTATCCTCGAGGTCGGGGAAGCGATCAGGCACCTTCTGGGGCTGGCCGTTCGGACGCTTCAAGGTCGGGTGGTTGACGGTCCTGTTGGCTCGGCCGGCGAGGTTGCCGAGGTCGCCAGCGGCCCAGAAGGCCATGTCGTCGAGGGGACGGCCGGCCTGATGCATCGCGGTCCAGACCGAGAGCACGGTCTCGATGCCCTCGCCGATCACCAGGCGCCGCGGCGCATCGTGCATGAGCACCGCGATATAGGCGCCGGTCTTCGAGCCGCGCATCTTCTTGGCGTTGAGGACCTCGCCGGAATCGGGGTCGAGGATCTCGGCTTTCACCGGCGCCTGCGCGATTACGTCATCAGGTGACGTAACGACGTTCAGCCACGTCAGGTGCAGCCCGCCGAACTTGCCGTCGGGCCGGATGAAGGCGCCGACCATCGCCGGCCCTTCATGGATCTTGCGCGGACCGGCCTTGCGGCCGTGATCGTCGACGGTCTCGCCGTGCCAGTAGGGCATCGCCGGCGCGAAGCGAAGGCCCGGGCAGCGCTCCGGCAGCTGCAGGCCGCGCCCCTCGAGGTAGCGCGCGGCGATGCTGCCGTGGATCGGCCGCGTCTGCTTCCAGGTGCGGTGCAGGCGCTTGCGCTCGGCCTCGCGGTAGTCGGCCGAGGTCTTCTCGCGCGCCAGGCGCTTGCGCTCGCGTTCCTCGAACAGTTCCTTGGCGCGGGCCGCGTCGATCGCGGTGCGCCCGCCGAGCCGCTCGATCGCGGCGCGGAAGTCGCAGCCCTCGACCTTCTCGACCAGCCAGATGACGTCGCCGCCGTCCGGGCACACCGCACAGACCCATCTGGAATCCTTCTCGATCACCTCGAAGCGCTGCGACGACGTCTTGCCACCACAGATCGGGCATGGTCCGACCAGCTTGCCGCCGGCGCGGCGCAGCTTCGTGTAGCCCGAGGCAATATCCGCAATCGGATTACGCGCGCGGATGTCGTCGAGCTCGTCGTCGGTGATGCGCGCCATCAGTCGGACACCTCACTGCTATCATAGACGACGTTGTCTTCCGTCGCCGGCGCCGCTTCCGCGGCCGCCGCCTGAGCGGCCATCCGCCGCTTGACATGATCCAGCAGATCCGGATCGCCGTTGATGGCGTCGATCAGCCGGACCATGCCGGCGAAGTCATCGCGCCGGGCAACGAGATGAGGCTCCGGCTCCTTGATGCGGCCGTCCCGGACCCAGTAGTCCTGGGTGATCTCGAGGCGCTCGGCCTCGAGCATGGCGCTGCGCTGCATGCGGGGAAGCGTGGTTTTGCCGGGGGGCTTCATAGCGGCTCCCATTGGATCAGCACGCCGACGAACGGACCAAGATGCTTGCCGTCGTGCTCCTCGAGCCAGAAGGCCCGCATGCCGGCCCAGTCGTCGAAGCCGTCGTCGCGGGCGAACATGTCGAGCTCTGACGGCTTGCGATATTCGATCAGCCGGCTGAGCTGGTTGACGAGGATGCGTTCATCATGCACGAACAGCCGGATCTTGCTGACGGCGCTGCAGCTGGCATCACCGATCTTGAAGCACTTCGTTGTCCGCATGCCGTAGTAGAGCTGCAGGGCCTCGCCAGCGCGCGCGTGCCGGCGGCGACCGTTGGCGCGGATGGTCTGGCGCTTGGGGCGGATCGGCTGGCCAGGCAGATAGCCGCCGAGCTCGTAATGCAGATCGAGCACCGGCAAGCCGAGACCGACACGGATCGGGGCGACGAAGCGGCCCTTGTAGGAATAGGCGACCATCAGCCCTCGCCCTCCGAAAGCGGCTTAGCAGAGCTTTGATCTATCGATGGGATCGAGCGCGTGATGCCGTTGAAGCGGTCAAGCGCGCGCTGATCTCGCTCTCGCTGGGCCTTCATTTGCTCGACCTGAGAGACAGCCAGATCCCGCTCGCGTGCAGTGTCCGCCAGAAGCTTGGCCTGGATGCCGGCGTTGCGCTCAAGCAGATCTATCGTGCTGCGGAGCCGCCTGTTCTCGCTTTCGAGGATGTCAGTAACCTCCTCAGTATATGCGCTGTCGCCCTCTGCCGGAGTGAGACTGGCCGAAAGCCTGCCCCGCAGCGCATTCAGGAAGTCGCGGACCTTGTTCTCAGCCGCGATGCGGGGCGGGCGCTGGACTGGTGTTTCAGTCACTGCGCGGCCGAACGCAGCCAAAGCCTCGTCCACCTCCGCAACGCTGGCGCATAGTCCTTGGGCAGGAACTCTTGTCTGTCCGCTCATATTGCCCCTCCCGCCGGCACCAGGCCGGCCGCATTGAGGGGCTTGGGCGTGACCTTGATCTGATACAGCGGAGGCACTCGGCAGATCAGAAGCGCAACGCGATAATCAGCGATGGTGAGATCATCGTAGAGTGGCGGCGACGGAAACTGCGTTCCATCCTTCTCCAGCGCCATGATGATGGTGAATTGCCGCATCATGTTATCCCTCCCGCCGGCACAAGCCCGGCCGCATTGAGCCAATCGTTGATCTTGATCAGGGCGAGGCGCTTGGCATCGATGACGTCGCTTGCCGGGCGCCATGCGTGTCCGGCGCTGGCTTCCGGCAAGGCCAGGCGGAACGCGGCCTGATGCCGTCCGCCCTCGAGTGGGATGATCTCGCCCACCCGCACCTTGCCCAGCAACACGGCCTCGCGGCCGAGCGTCAGCGGCTCAAACGTCACGATACCGTCGTGCGCCTCGTTCGACGGGTGCTCGTGCAAGCTTTTGTGCGAGACGTTCATTCGCCGTCCCGCTACTTCTTCTTTGCCGACTTCTTGGGGGGCTTCTTCGCGGCCTTCTTTGCCGCAGCCTTGGCCGGCTTCTTCGCCGGCGCGAGCTTGCCGCTCGCCTTCTTCACCGGCGGCCCGTCATAGCCCTTGGCGCGAAGCTGGAGCGGCAACCAGCCGGTCGTTGGGATGTTCTCGACCGCGAAGGCGGCGATCTCCGGCTTTGTCTTCTTGGCCTGCTGGCGGGAGAGATCGGGACCGAGCGCCTCCTCAATTGCCTTGAGGCAGAGCATCTTGCTGACGCCGCCGAAATAGTCCTTTGCATCGAAGGCACCGCGGGCGGCGGCATTGAATGCCTTGGCATCGATCGCGTTGACGATCACCTGAGCTCCCTCGGCCGGGTTGTTGTAGTCCTGGGACGCGTGCTGGAAATCGAGCGCATTGGCAGCGAGCTGGGCCAATAGCGTGATGCGTTCGGCCGGCTTGAGCTTCATGGCGAGCGGCAGCGCACGCTTCATGTCGTCGGCGCCGACCAGTCCCCGGTCGCCCCCGCGGGTACCGAGACCGTTGACCGAGATCTTCGCGCCGCAATTGTTGTAGCAGCCGACGGCGGCCAGCAGGACCGAGAGCGCCAGTTGCTCGTCCAGGATCAGCGCCGTTGCCGCGGCGTTTGTCAGCTGGACCGAGAGCCTGGTCAGCAGCGCCTGCGAGATATCCTCTTCGTCGGCCTCAGCCGGGGTTTTCGGCTTGGCAGGTTTTGCCGACTTTGGCGGTTCATCGTCCGCTTCCGATGTGGCTGCCACCTTCGCCTCGGCCGGCTTCTTAATGCCATACAGGATGACGAGGCGGCCCTCCTCCACATCAACGATGCAGCCGAGCTGCTTGCGCTTCTTCTCGTCGAAACTGCGCGCACGCAGGTTCATTTCGATGTCTTGGATGATCCGGTTGAGTTCCTCCTCTCGCGCCTCGGACTCGGCAAAGCTAAGGTCGGACTCGTCGAGACCGCAGATCTCCTCGATCGCTGCGTCAAGCCGCGCCTTCTCGTCGCCCTCATAGATCGGCTTCTTGATCTCCGACTTGGGCCAAAACTGCGATGCGTGCGGCAGGTCAGACTTGATCTCTGCCCAGCCCCAACCCCCATCGAGCAGCTCGTCGCATTTGGCGATCAGGATCTGGCGCGCCATCTGCTTGAGTAGGACTTCGTTGCTGATGATGTGCGATGTGCCGAATAGATCCTCCGTCACGACGCCGCCGGCATCGCGATAGGCCTGAGCGCCGACGAAATCGAGCAGCTGCGCGACGTCGTCGTCGATCGCGTCCGCGCCAAGCTCCTTCTTGACGTAGCTCTCGAAGATGGTGCCGCCCTTGGCGAGCTTGTCGAAGGCCTTGTCCTGCGTCTTGTGATCGAGGCCGAGCGTGAACGCCTTGGCCACGTCGGCCTTGATGGTGCCATCGCGCCAGGCCTGCCGGATCTTGGGCGAGAGACGGCCGAGCGCCAGCGCCTGGCGAACCTGCTTTTCCGCCATGCCGTATTGCTGGGCGATCTCTTCCTGCGTCTTGCCGTGCTCCTCGAGGCGGGCGAAAGCCTCGTACTGGTCGACCGGGTGGAGCTGCTCTGCGGTGATGGCGGTGGTCAGCGAGTATTCGAAGGCCTTGGTCTCGTCGACCTGGTGCATGGTGCAGGGAATCGGCAGATCCGATCCTTCGGCCTCGATCATGCGCAGTGCCGCGAGGCGCCGGTTGCCGTTGGCGACGGAATAGAAGTCGTCTCCGGCTTCCTTCACGATCAGGTTTTCGATCAACCCCGACGGATTTTCTGGCGAGCGATTGGCGAAGATGTTCGCCGCAAGCGCGGCGATGCCGTCTTCCCGGCCAGCGACGCGGGCGTTGATGCCCTCGCCGTCTTCGTGGCCGAACTTGAGCATCTTCAGCGGGACCTTGATATCCATGGCGATGGAATCCCTTCAGGTTCTGTTGGGTGACAATTGACGGATGAGCTCGGCACTCTCGCGGTAACGCCGGCGCAGGATCTCGCGCGTGCCATCCGGTCCGTTTGATCCGCTGGGGATCAGCACTTCCAGGATGGCGATCTGGTTGAGCAGGATCTGGCACTCGATGTCGGTCATTGGCCGGCACCGAGTTGTTTGCGGAGTCGGTCGATCTCGGCTTGCAGGGCGCCATTGCGCTCGATGCTTTCCCGCAGCTGCTTCGCCATCGCCGCGTCTGCACGCTCACCGCGCGCCGCGTCAGGGTCGAGCAGCTGGATTTCGCGATCAATGTACCAGCGCGCTTTCTTCAGATCCTGCAGCGCCGGATCGGTCTTCTTGCCGGCACGCGAGATGTATTTGACTGCGTTGCCAAGGCAGAAGCCGAGGCCCCATGCCTCTATAACCTTGATCGCCTCATAGGGATTGTCGGCGCCGCCGTAGTGCGGCGGATGATTGACGGCATCGGTCATTGTTTCACTGCCGGGACCAGAGTGAACATGGGCTTGCTGTCGACAATCTCGAATAGATGAGGTTTCGAATCCGACCAGCGCGCGAGCTGGAGCGTTACCCTCTTCTCGGTCTCGGCGTCGTCGAATATGTAGTGGCGAATGTGAAACGGATCGTCGCCCGGCTCTTTGAGCGCGGCGATGAGAGCCTCGAAGCTCTCGTGCAAGGTATCGACATCGTGGTCGACCATGATGCTTACCTCGCCTGCCGGCATCGGGCCATGCATATCGAAGGTGCCATCGTGGCGGAGCGTCACTTCGACGTCGGCGAAGCGCTCGCAGCTGATGAAATTGACGACAGCACCCGGATCGAGCGGTCCATTGAACAGGCCGCGATCGTCATCATCGACGCCTTTCTCGCCCAGTGCATAGCCGAGCACAAAGCCGTTGCCTTCCCTCAGGATGAAACCATCCGGCGACGGCTTCGAGGGCGGGCACCACTCATCGACCCAATCAGCAGGGTACCATTCGATTCCATCGCTCATCGTGTTTCTCCCTCGACGAGGTAAGCCGCAGCGCGCCCCAGCGGCGACGCCGGCGAGCCGTCCGGATTGCGCTTCATGGCGTGAAAGATGTCCGCCGGCGGGCAGCCATATTGCAGCAGCATCGACATCAGGATGGCGCCGTCGGAGGCGAAGACGTCAACGGGCGAGTTCACCTTCTGCGCATTGAGAAAGACCTCGGCGATCGGGCCGAAGCGCATCGACGACGCCCCGCAGCTGCCGTCGCACAGCATCTCGCGGCCGAGGCCGACCTTGTAGCGCTGGCCTTCGTGCTCAATCGCGATGGTCTCGTGGCGGCGGCGGGTGGCAAGGCGGTGACGATGGGTCAATTGTCCAACCCCTTCTTATCGCCGCCCAGGACGATCCGGTCGCGCACGATGCGCAGGTCGGCGATGACCGCCTCGACATTCTCGCAGGCGATCACGAACTGCGCGTGCGGGTGGTCGTTCTCGTCGAGCAGATGAACGTGGATGGAGCGGCAGCCGATATCTCCGCAAGTTCCGATGCCGATGCTGTGCGCGTTGAAGAATAGATGCCGGTTCATCGCGCCTCTCCCGTGTACAGCGTCGGCTTCTTCGGCCGGTGCATCAACTTGGGGTCGAAATACTCGGTGTTAGCGATGCCGGCGCGCCGCTTGTCGAGTGCGCTGCGACCCGGCAAGGGATCGCCTAGACAGAATTGCGCGATCGTCGGCTGATGCGCGATGGCCCTCGCCCGCTCCTCCTCCGCATCGCGCTCCTTGGCGCGCTTGTCTCGCCAGCTTTTCAGACGCTTCGGCGACGCGGCGATCGAGGGCGGCGCCTGCGCCATGCGCTTGCGGCGCTCATGGGTGTTGTAGGCCTGCTTGCAGGCGGCTGCCGATCGCCCCGGCATTTCCGCCGCAATGCGCGACCAGATGGCGCCGTGGCGCTCCACCAGCGCGCGCAGCCGGTCGATCTCCGCAGTGGTCCATGCGGTGTGATTGGGCCAGCTCATGCTGCTCTCCGCGTCACGGGGTTTGTCGTGAATCGTTCCGCATCGTCCGGTTTCGTCAGCTCGTCGACGACGACAGGCGGAATCCAGAAAGGCGCTTGCGGCTTGCGGCCCTTGATCCAGACCAGCCAGATGTATGCCGTGGCCGTACCACCCTTCGGGTCCCAGCGGCCCTTGCACAGCGCAATGCGCTCGCTGAAGAAGGCGACCAGGGTCGGCGGCGTCTTAGCGGGATCGAAGATCCGCTCATAGCGCCCTTCACCCTCCAGCCATTGCAGGCGGACGAACATGGCAACGCCGACCCGCGCGAGTTGCAGCATGCGCGTCAGGAACGTCTCCGCCTTCTCGTCGAATGGCGGATTGGTGATGAACCAGTCGGCCGTCTGGCTCGTGTGCTCGTCCAGGAAGTCGCCGACGTCGCCATAGCCGTAATCGAAGATGTCTGAGGCAGCGACGCCAGCGAAATACTCGGCTAGCACCTCGGCAATGTGACCCTCTCCGCAGGCCGGTTCGCGCGCGCTGGCTTGGTCGACCGCGACCTTGAGATGTGCAAACACGATTTCGATCAGCGCCCTGGTCGCGCAGGGCGGCGTCGGGAAGTAGTCGAGGCTATCGTCGGGCTCGAGCCGGCCGGACATAATCGAGCGCGCGCCATGGATCACGCCCCTATCGTCGATCGGGTCGACCAGGATGGCGCGCCCGCTCTTGATCTTCTCGCGCGTGGCCTGGCACATCGCGTCGAACGAGACTTCGTCGAGATCAGCCGCCTTCTGCGCCTTGGCCGACAGCTTGCGATCGACACCGACTTCCTCGAGCGTCACCCGGTTTGCATCATCGTTCTTTCGCCTACGCCCCTCCGCGATCTGGCCAGCTTCCTTCGCCGCGATCAGCAGCACGCCCAGGCGGCGCTCGGCCCGCATCTGGATGACCGTCGCGTCCGCGAGCAGCGCGCGGTCCTGGATCTGGCGCGCATAGAGCTTGACGTGCTCGAGCTCGTCGCGGACGGCCATGACCTGGTCGACCTTCGTGGCCTCGGCAAGCGCGACGCGGGCGCGATCGTAGGCGGCGAGCAGAGTCATGCGGCGCCCTCCATGGCCCGCAACATGCCGTTAGCCTCCGCGAGCAGCCGCTCGGCGATCGCCCGGCTCTCGGCTGGCAGCCTGTAGCCCTGTCCCCAGACGGTTTCGATCGCGATATTGTGCGGCTTCAGCTTTTTACGGGCCTTGCAGATGAGGACGTCGACGATCTTGATCTCGGCCTCGTCCTGCCTGTGGAAGTAGAGCGCGGAGACCGCGAATTCCTTGGTCACCAACGGCTTCTTGAGCAACAGCCCGAAGATCCTGGCTTCCTGCGCAGTGAGACCGAACTGCGGCGGGCATTCGAAGGTGAAGCCGAACTGCTCCTCGAGGTCGCGGACGCGCGCGCGCAATGCGTCGTTCTCCCGCTCCAGGGTCTGGATCAGATCGTCACGTAGCGTCGTCATGCGGCATCGCTCCCGTCGATCCGGCGCAACCAGCGGTTAGCGACTTCGCGAAAGATCGGCCGTCCTTCCGTCTTCGCTGTGGCATGGGCCTTCAACAGCCCATCGGTGCCCTCGATCCTGACCGCAGCGGTCAGCGCATCAAGGTCGATATCCTTGCGCTCCTCGCAGATGATGTGCTCGGCCGCAAGGATCTCGGCCGCGCTGATCGGCGCGCGCTTGGCTTTGACAAGGCATTGGAGAACCTTGCGCGCGGGGATCACGCCACGCTTCTTCACCAGCCGGCGCACCAGGCCGAGCGCCGCCGTGTCTCCCTCCGCGATCGCCGATGACAGCGAGATCAGGCGGATGCGCACGCCGGCACGCTTGCAGACATTGTCGACGTCTACCGCGTCGGGATCGCCGGAGGCCAGCAGCGCGCGATAGATGTCGAACGGCGTCACCTTGATGCGGTCGAGGTTGTGCCCGACGAAGGCCCGCGCGCGTTCGTCGACACTGTCGGCGCCGACGATCAGGATCAGGATCTCGGGGATCTTCAACGTGGCGGCGATGATGGCCGTGTGCTGGCCGTCGATAACGTGCAGCGTGGCGGGCCCAGTCTGCACCGCGATCGGCGGCTTGTAGCGATTCCAGCGGAAGCTCTCGATGGTGCGCCGGATCAAACGGATCGAACGTTCGGACAGGTCGCGCTGATAAGTGCCGTCGACCATCAGGCTGGTCGGAGCAACCCATTTCGCCGCAGGCTTCTGGCCGAAATCGACCGCCAGCGTAGGGATCAGGTCCGGGAAAGTCATCGGCTTGATCGGACGCAGAGCCATCACCCGATCTCCGCGATGGCCGCATCGCGCGCGGCGTTAAGCTCGGACATCTTCTCGATCGAGCCGCCTTCGCGATCGGGATGATATTGTTGCGCCAGGCGCTTGTAGTTGCCCTCGATCGCGCCCTTGGTGATGGCGGCGTCTCGACCGATCTGGAGGATGTCTTTCCAGTGCTTGCCCTTCGGCGCCGGAAGCGCCTGGAAGCCCGAGAATGTCGCGCGCACCAGCGCGAGCGTGCCGTGGCGCAGCTCGACCCGGCGCGCCTCGATGATGTGGTGGATCGCCTGCAGGTTCGCCGCCGGCGTGTCATAGCGGTCGATGGGGATGCAGACCTGCAGGCCGTCCCAGGAGAACCAGACTGCGACGCCGGGATCAGCTGGACGCGTACCGGAATTGACGGTCAGCGGGTTGAAGTCGATGTTGCTCGACAAGACCGGGAATTCGATCTTCTTGCCACTGTCCTTGGCGAAGAGTTCAAGACTCTTCTTGACGTTGCGCAGGGCAGTCTCGAAGTTGGTCTTGAATATGCCTGAGCCGCGCCCGTTTTTCCAGCGCGGGAAGCCGGAGGGCCATTGTAGGGGATAGGCCTGTGCCTGGGGCTGGGCCTGCTCGCTCATCGCCGCGTCTCCTCCGACACGCCCCGCTCATTGCGCAGCGCCTGCCAGGCGGCGCGGCGCAAGAGCGGCAGCGTGGCGCCGATCAACATCTGCCAGTAGTCCTGCGACTGCGGTTCGTAGAAGTAAGCCTCGATCGCCGTGCACATCACGACCGCGGCGCGCGTGGCACGCACCGGCCCGTCGCAGGGAGAGTTGTCGGCCTGCTTGATGGCAGCCGCGACCTCGGAGAAGCCCGCCGGCAGATTTGTCGGGATCTGATGCATCGGTCGCCGCATCATGTCCTCGGCGGTCGCGATCAGCACGGTCAGGTGCTCGGAGAGCGGCTTCATGATCAATCCTTCCTCAGCTGGCGGCTTTCGTGGAGGACGAGGTCGACCAGCGAGCCCATCACCGCCTGCCAGCGCTCCGTGCGCGCCTCACAGTCGATCGCAAGCTCGCGCGCATTCCTGGCCGTGCGCATCATGGTGATCGCGAGCAGCTGCACCGGAATGAGGAATGTGCTGGTCTCGGGCGTCGAGATCACGAGGAGGTCGAGGAACAGCCGGTCGGCATTGTCGGCGAGTTGGGCTGCCGTGTGCCGGCCGTCGAGATAGGCCGTCGCATAGGCAACCGCGTGGCCTGCGATAAGATTGGCCTGCTCGGCGCGGGTAAGGTGCTGCTGCATCACACCCTCCGCTTCGGAAACGTGAGAACGACGGCCGTCCCCGACAGGGATGCAGGACGGCCGCCGCTCTCCTCCGCCGGAGGGCACCCCGCGGAATGGATACGTTGAGGAATGCCCCATGCGCGGAAGTCGCGCGCCACCATCTGGCGCTCGCGCGGGACGGTCGGCATGTCGCCGAACGGGAAGAAGAACGGATCGTCCGCCACCGCGGAAAGCGAAGAGCAGGACGCGGCCCCTCGGCGGACGATCCGGGCGTTGCGCGCTGGCGCAAGCGCCGACGCGCACGCCAAAAGCAGCGCGAACGTGATCATGAGGATAGGGATGCTCAGCACGAGCGCGTCGTGGCTCTTCACCGGCGCGCCCTCCGGTGATGCAGCGCAAGGGCCGCCAGCATGCCGAGCATCCCGGGCCAGCCGAAGATCAACACGATGGTGATCAGGACATTGGCGAAGCCGTCGATCACGGAGCCGCTGCCCGAGGGCTCCTTGTACAGGCCGGACAAGCTTCCGGCGCTGAATACCAGCATCCACACCAGGGAGCCGATCAAGGCGTAGATGAAGCAGAGGGTAATCAGGTGATGCGCGATCGCGGCGGACATCGGGATGACCTCTTGTTGCAGGGACGCAAATGCTCACGTCCGGAAATGACCGAACGGGTGCAGTTGCAGGTGATGTCGGGATACGCGGAACGCTTACTGGGGACTGGAAGGCGCGCTATCGACGGCGCGGCCTGTACTTGCCTTTCTTCGGCTTCTTGGCCTTACGAGCCATCGAGCCTCCGATTGATCTCGTCGCGGGTGAGAACCGAAAGATCGACTTGGCTATCGATCACCAGGACTTTGCGAACGTCGTCTCCGAGGTGGGACCGGACGTAACCCGCGATGCGCTCGAATAGTTCGCGCGGCACGCGACCGTCGACCTTGACGACGAGCACATCGTCGGGCGAGAGAGCGAGCTTTCCGATGCGATATTCGAAATCGACGAGTTCGGTCATGCCGCATCCTCACGATCGAGCTTTCTCGAAATTCTCGCAATCAAGCCGTGGCCCTGATCCGCCGCATCGAACGGACGCCAGCGAAGCTCGGCTTGGCATCGCAACTGTTCGCAGAATCTTTCGCTCGGCTCCAAACGCGACCAGTCTATTGGCGAGACATCGTCTTGCTGCTCGTCTTCAACTGCGCTCTTCTGCACGGCTTCCCGGAGCACATCGCGGAAATACCTTAACTTTTCCATTGTAGGATCCGGCGTCAGCACCCCAGAAACTACGCCGCGCCGGTCGATTTCCGCGACGATGGCAATGGCCGCGTCGAGTGCATCGCCCGCCTCAACGAGATGACTGACGGCCTCGGAACGCTTGGGACGGAGTTCCTCGGTGACCCTCGCGCGCGCGTCAACCCACTGCTCTATCTGAAGACCGTCGCCGGGAGCATAGAGGGCACCGGATTTCAATTCGGCATATTCGAAGCCAAAGGGATCACCAACCTCATCAAACAGGTCCCAGATTTCTGCGACGGAACGGCCCCAAAAAATTCCTTGAAATTCGCGGGTTTCGATCTCCCTTACTATGTACACCTTCATGCCGCCCTCCCTGCAAAACTCCGGGCGACGGCGGGGCACTTAGCGCGTGAACGCGCCCTTCCCTGTCCATTCGACCCGGGCTGATGGATGCCAAGGCCGTCGCCCGAACTGTGAATTGAATCTCGCGGGCCGGAGTGCGAGAGCCGGCATCGTGGGGCAGTTTGATGTTGCTCTCTGCCCCTCGCCTCAGCAACCAGGCCGCGTGTCACTTCCACGCCGCCGCGAGAACTGAATTGGGCCGCGCTTCCTGTCGGAAGCCGGGATGCAGCGGTCCCGCGCGGTCGACCTGCTGTAGCTACGGCGGCCCAAACTGAAATGGTTGAGCGTCTCTCCGCCCTGTCACGCCCAAATTTTCTGGGGTTTCGACGGCGGGGACGTGTGCCGTTCGCTTCCGGTTTTCCTTCCGGATCCGAGGGGATGCGCACCCCACAGGACATGACTCGCATTTGCGCGGCGCAGTCAAAGCTCGAATTAAGTGCCGTCTCTCCGGCTGTCACGCCGCGTTCGCTGACGTTTGCGGTTCGCCCTTGGGCCGGCCAACTCAGCCTTCCGGTCCGCGCCGGTTCGCCTACTCGCAACCCCATCGGCGCGGGCCCCATCATGGCATTGCCCGTGCTCGCCGCGTTGCCTTCGGTTGCTTTCGCTCGGGATTCGAAATCTACGGCCTGTGACCCGTGACCATGCAGGCCAGGTAATAGAAGATCGCCACGTCGCATAACATTGCAGCAATCAGATGCAGTCCGTTCTCCCACTGCCGTCGGGTCGCGAGATAGACGTAGGCCCATGTCAGCATGACTATCCCCGCTTGCGCGGTCGAAGCTCGTCGAGCACGACCATGAGTACTTCGTAGGAAGGCTGGGTCGTGCCAGCGATGTAGAGATCAGCTTGACGCGTGGTGCAGCCGGCCTTTTGCGCGAGCGCGACGCCGGGCTTGTCGATGCCGAACAGTGCGACGCAGACGCGTCCGAATGGAGGAAGATTTTCCTGCCGGAGGTTTCTAAGAAATCGATTTCTTCGCGTTCTTCTAGGCCGCGCCGGCGGCAATGTGCACGATTCGGCAATGGACATGACGCACTCCCACGCAACGCAACACCAATTGGAAAACCGGAATGACCGAAGCTGAAGTCGAAGCGCATGCGACCTATACCGATGGTGCGATCGACGAGGTCTATGACCTGGCGCGCCGCGCACGGCGAGCCGCTGGCCGAGCCGTTTGGCTGGCGAGCATCGCCCTGCTGATCTCGGTTGGCGCCGTGGTCATGGTCGCAATCCGCGGCTTGTGAGGTTTCGCCATGTACATCAGCAATACCGGCCGGCACGTCCTGATCTGCGCCGGTCTGATCCTGGTCGTGGTGCTGGTCTTGAAGCTGCTCGGCATCGCGCAATGAGCGCTTCAATATTGTCGATCGAACTGGAAACACGGCTGCGCAATGTGATGCACTATATCGAAAGCCGTCGCGCGCCGGTTGCCGATAGTCCCAAAGACCCGCATGACGGGAATCGCACTGCGGAATCGAATGTTTCTCGCCGTGATCAGATTCCTGTGGATGGCACCCGGGAGTTGTGGTTCGATGTCCGGACAAGCAAAAACAGTAGCTTACCGGGGGTTGTTGAGTATGGGTTTGGTAGTGCGCTTTCCCGTGCGGCGTCATGCGCGGGCCTCGTCAGTTGCTACCTGCCGCCGCGCGGCAAGTTCTGCGAGAACCTCTAAGGTGACGTCCGACCTACCCGCTCCCGCCGCCAGCTTCACGATCGCGGACCAATGCTTGCCCGGTATGCCGCCGGGGCGCGTGCGCCAACCGCTCACGGTCGATGTGGACTCGCCTAACCCTTCGGCGACGCATTTCGTGCCGCCGCTGGCGTCAATCACCGAACCCCATGTCTGCGAATCAGTCGTCATGACCGGGAATTTAGTTCGCACTGTGCGAACACGTCAAGCGTTCGCAACCTGCGAGACGACAACCAGTCCTATTCGTGGTGCAATCAGCACCATGATCGACGAGCCTAAAATCATAGCTAACCGCTTGAGACTGTTGCGCGAAGCGCTCGGTTTCGAAAGCCAAGTGGCATTCGCAAAAGAATTGGGGATCAAGCGAAATACCTACAATCCATTTGAGACTGGCGAACGCGAGCTTACCTTCGAGACTGCTTGTCTGATCCGGGCAAAGTTCAGGGTTCCCATCGACTGGCTGTTCTGGGGCGACGACGAAGAGATCCCCTACCACGTCAAGGTCAAGCTGGAAGCCCGCCGCCAGGCGGCCTGAGATTTTTTCCTGGAAGGTCGACAGAGATGCGCAAGAGCACGGCGGTGATGGCTTGCGTTCTTCTTAGTGGGTGCGCGGGAACGGACACCCATCTGCGACTATTGGAAAACTCGAACGCCCTCCAGATCGAGCCATCTCAGACCAGGGACTTCGACTACGTCGTTCGGATGAAGAACCTCGTCGACTTCGGCTATGACCCCGACAATCCAGAGACGCGCAAGGCGACGGCGCTACACGCGATCGCCGCCCAATGCCCCGACGCACGGATTGCCGGCGAGCAGGTCATCGAAAAGGGTACGTACGCGATCGGGCGACCCGCACGGGAATATTTCATCCAGATCAAGTGTGGGCCCGACACTAAGACTGCTCGGTAGAGAGACGTTCGCACCGCGCGAACTTTTCTCTTGACGTGTTCGCAAATCGCGAACTAGACTACTCCCCGTGAACCACTTCACGGGAGCCTTCCATGTCGTCTGCCGCCTCGCTTATCGGAATCCAGGAAGCCTACATCGCCCGGGTCGCGGCCGCCCATGCCAAGATCACGCCCCGCACCAAGGGCAACCGTTTCAATCGCACCCGCTCAGCCGCTCGCAATGACGCAATTCGCCTGCTCACGCGCCGTGGCTTCGAGGAAGCGTCCGCCCGGCTGATCGTCAAAGACGCGCACGACATGTTCCTGCTCGAGCTGAACGCGCGGGAAGATTAAACCATGCCCGCTGTCTTGGCCGCTGAAGAAGTAGACGCCTTGATCGCAGCCAGCGCGCCGGTTGCGGTCGGCGTATCCGGCGGCAAGGACAGCCAGGCCGCGGCGCTCGCGACTTTTGCCCATCTCGATCGCGCCGGCCACAAGGGCCCGCGCGTCCTGGTGCACGCCGATCTCGGCATGGTCGAGTGGAACGCTTCCCTTCCCATCTGCGAAACACTGGCCTCGCATCTCGGCGCCGAGTTAATCGTCGTCCGCCGGAAGGCCGGCGGCCTCATGGAGCGCTGGGAAGCTCGCTGGCAATCGAGCCTACGCCGTTACATCGAGCTTTCTACCGTCTGCCTGGTGCTACCATGGTCGACGCCGTCGATGCGCTTCTGCACCAGCGAACTTAAGACGCAGCCAATCCGCGCCGAGCTGCGACGCCGGTTCAAAAAATGCGTATTCATAAACGTCACGGGCATTCGCCGCGAGGAAAGCTCGGCGCGCTCCAAGAGCCCAACGGCAAGCGTCGACGCCGCCGGCAATGCCGATTGGCGCCTGATCGCCGACTGGAAGGAAGCCGAGGTTTTCGACTTCATCGCCGAACAAGGCCTCGAAGTTCACGAGGCCTACACCGAGTTCGGAATGTCGCGCGTCTCGTGCCGGTTCTGCATCATGTCGAGCGCGTCCGATCTGATCGCGGCCGCCTCCGTGCCGGAAGCAGAACCATTGCTCCATCGGATGGTTGATCTTGAGATCGCCAGCACGTTCGCATTCCAGGGCGCACGCTGGCTGGGCGACGTTCGCCCCGATGCGCTCGGCGCAAACCGGGCTGAAGAGCTACGCCACGCGAAGATCAGGGCAGTGTCTCGCATCGCGATCGAATCCAAGATCACGAAGGACATGCGCTACGTCAGCGGATGGCCGACGCGGATGCTGACTGATGCCGAGGCGCAAATCCTTGCCGGCGCCCGCCAGCAGATTGGCTGCTTGCTCGAAATCGAACCGCTCTATCTCGACGTCTCGTCGATCCATGGCCGCTACGCCGAGCTGATGGCGCAGCGCGAGGCCAAACTTCGTACCGCAGCATAGGAACAGCGTCATGCGTACCCTTCTCCAATCCTCGAACGTCGTCTACGTCGGCCGCTCCGGTCAGGCCGACCGAAGGCAGGTCACCCCACGCCAGCCCGGGGTGACCTGCCTAACTCTCGTCGTCCATGGTCGCACCGAGAAGGCTTTGCTCGTCTCCGATTGCGGCATCTATGGCAAATCAGTCTGGGTGCCGAAGGTCATGCTGACGATCCACGAGCCGTCGGAGCGCGGCATCCTGGTCGCGACGATGTCGAAGGCGTTCGCCGAGCAGAAAAACCTGCATCCGCGCTTCATCGATCCGACCCTGTTCAACCAGGCCACGCGCGAGGTGCTGGACCGCGCCGTCGCGCGCGCGGCCTCGAAGCGGAATTCCTACCGCGGGCATCGCAGCCCGCATGCCCGTCACGACAGCCAGAACCAGTTCGCTTAGTCACCAGCGCGGCCGGGCGGCGGCACGTGGCGTAGCGCCGCCGCCCTCCCCGCGATCTCAAACCGCCTCCTTTGGGGACGCCACATGAGCATCATTACGATCCATCCATTGCCCGACGGCTCGCTCTCCCTCGATGCCGTGCGCGAACAGCGCATCGCCAAGGTCGCCGAGATGGCCTCGCGCCTGGTCGAGACCGGCGCTTTCGTCGACCACGGCGATTCAATCTTGGTGTTGGCGTCGTTCGGCTACTCGGCGTTCGAGGTGCACGCGCTGCTGGAGGATGCACGGCAGGTCGCGGCCGAGCATGTTGTCGCGATGGAGATGTGCGAGCCATGAGCGATCGCATCAACATCAGCTATTGCGCCAACGCAATCGCCACGGAATTGCACGGCGCTTTGAGGACGAGGCGCCTTCCCAAGATCGGCATCGACGAGATTACCGCCGCCATCGTTGGCTATCTCGCAGCCTGCCCGCACTTTGCCTCTGAATTGGACATTGAGCGGCTAATCGAAGCCACGACGCGCAAAGTGGTGGAGAAGGTCGGATGATCGACATCGCCAGCATGGACACCGGACGCGACAGCCAAACGCACGCGCTTTGCCAGGATTGCCTTCGGCTCTTGGCTTGGGAAAAACTCGTCCCGTGTGACAATGATCCCCCCGGACTCTGCCCGATCTGCAACGGCCAGACCTGCCATTGCGCCGGATGCATGCAGACCGTCAGGTTTCTCAGCATTGGGGACTTTACAAATGAAAATGCCGGTCTTCTGCACGCCGAGTTGATCGTCTCATGGTCCGCGGATGCAGGGGCGGTCCGACGTCTTCCGCAGTCAGAGGGCGGTCGATGACGTCAAGGAAAACCAAGGTCGCTCCCGTGCCGGACGATGTGATCGCCGACATCGTCGCCAAGATGGCGGAAGAGAACGCCACGACCTATCAGGTCGCGGACAATGCCGAGATCGATTGGTGTCCGTGCTGCGGCATCAACATCCGGATGAGAATCGACGGCAAGATGTTCGCTAAGTTCATTTGCTCTCCTGCGATCTCCCGACAGATCGGTATGAAGCTTCTCGGGGTCGCCCATGGGGCCGAAGCGATTAACTCCGACCCTGCGGTTTTGGAGAAGGTTATCAGTGACGTGGTCGCGGCAGCCAGGAAGGCGCGATCGACATGAGCCTGATGGACATGGACACGTTGACCACTGCATTCAACGCACACAAGGCCGGCCAGACGAAGTTCACCCGCCGGATGGCGATAGCGCTTGCCGACATGGACGGCACCACGCCCAAGCAGCTGGTGCTCCGTCTTGAGCGCTGCGGCCTGCTGAAAGAAGGCTCGTGGGATTGGTTCGCCGCGAACGGCGGTATCACCCAAGAGCACATTCGTGAAGCGCGGGAGACGCCGGCACTATGACCCTCTCCCGCCCCCAACGCATTTCCCGTCCAGCTTTCGAGTGTCAGCAGACCTGCGGCTACCGGACATCATCACCGCCTTCGGAAGAACGATGCCAGGCATGCGGCGCCACTTCCGAAACCTTTGGGGAATTTTGTCTGTGCGGCGCACAGGATTTTTGTTTCGTCTGCCCGACATGCGGCGCCGACGTTGTCGTTGATCATCCCGACACGGTGTGCCCATGATCCGCCCCCAACGCATTTCCCACCCAGAGCCTTCGGGCTCGCTGCTGAAGGCCTGCGACACCTGCGCTCACCTCAAGGTTCCCTCGAATCCCGAACACGCGAAGAACTATCGTGTCTGCACCGTCGTCACTCCGCTGCCGGCGAACATGCATGTGTGGTTTCGAGCCGAGATGGAAGGGCGCGTCGAAGGCGCGCAACGATGGATCACGATCAAGGCCGTCGACGAGCGCATCGGGCTGAAGGATTGCGAGCTTCATCTGCCGCGCGCGGTGAATCCATGAGCCTTTCCCGCCACCAACGGATTTCCCACCCAGAGCCCCCGGGCTCGCTGCTGAAGCGCATCACCGCGGTTACCGCACCGCGATTCGCAGGGGCAGAACCAAAAGGAGGTGATCACTCTCACTTTGCCACGCTGGCAGAAAGGCGGGCGTCATGATGAAACGCGCCCGCCTTTCCACCACACAACGTTTTGCACTGCTCCAGCGCGAAAAATATCACTGTCACCTCTGCCGCGGACTCATCTACGTCGGCCAGGCCTGGGACGTCAGCCACGAGATCCCGCTGGAGCTCGGCGGCGCCGACGACGAGGTTAACCGCCGCGCCGCCCATCGCAAGTGCCATCGCTCGCACACGGCGGCTGTCGACATGCCTGCGATCGCGAGGGCAAAGCGCATCCGGGCCGGCCACTTCGGCGCACGCGTCGCCCGGTCGCCCATGCGCGGTGGCCGCACCGACATCCTCAAACGGAAGATGGACGGGACCGTCGTGTTTCGTACCACCGGCGCCGTCGCATACAGGCGGGCGCGGTCATGACCGACAAGCCCGGCAGCCTCGTCGAATACGGCCACCGCCAGACCGACGGCAAATACTGGCTGGACATCTATGTCGACCGTGGCCATTGGGCCTCGCTCGGCCCGTTCGCGACCGACCATGAGCGCCAGGCCGCGCATGACGACATGCTGACAATGATGCGCGCCAGCGGCGCCACAGACATTCCGGGGAGGCCTCATTGAGCGGCGTCAGCGTCATCATGGCCGGAATTCTGCAGCGCGACCTGATGGCGCGCGGCGTGCGGCATCTCGATTTCGAGGCCTGCGAGGCGCTGGTCGCCGGCATGTTCCGAAGCATCGTCACGATCGAGCACGGCACCCGCGAAGACGACGCGCTGCCGCAGCGCTGCGCCACCGATCAGGTCGACCTCGACGGCAGCTGCATGGCCTGCGGCGCGGCCCAGGGCGAGGCGTGCCTGCAGCCGGGGAGGAATAGCTCCGATGATCTCTGACACGCTGCACGATGCCGCAGCCGAGATCCGGCGGTATCTCAACGAGAAACCCGAGGCATATCGGGACACGGCACCATTGATCGCCGACCTGCTGGCGAGGATGGATGCCGTGCGGACACTGCTCGACATGCCACCCGGGGAGCCTCGCCAATGACCCGCCCCGCCCTGATCCCGGCCGGTCTCTGGCCGCCCCGGATGCCTGTGGAAATGGCCGCCGGCTATTGCGGGGAGCGCTCCGTTGGAGTCTTCTTGGCCGAGGTGCGGGCCGGAACCTACCCTGCGCCCGTGGTCAAGCGTGGGCGTAAGCAGATATGGGCCAAGGACGACCTGGACCAGGCGATCGGCCGCTACGCCGGCGGGGCCGCGGAGGACGCCGCGGAGGATCTGTGAGCGTGGATCAGAAGTTGCCCCGCTTCGTCATCGCCAAGGCCGTCGCCGGACGGATCCGCTACTATTGGACCCTTCCCTCCTACTATCGCAAGCTCGGCTGCGCCCTGCACGCGGAGCATAACACGGCGCTCGGCGGCGACTACGGAGCGGCCTGTGGCGCCGACGGCGAGGGCGGCAAGGCGGCCATCCTCAACGCGTTGTTCGACGAATGGGACCGCATCCGGCTCGGCGCGCCGGCCGAGGCGCCGATCGACGGCAAGGTCGGCACCGTCGACTGGCTGTTCCGGACCTACAAGAAATCCAACGACTGGCAGGAACGCGTCTCGGCCCGCACCGCGCCCGATCACGAGCGCACCATGGCCCTGGTCGCCGGCATCCGCGGCAAGAGCGGCCAGCGCATCGGCGACAAGATGATCACGGCGATCACGCCGGCCGCCGCCGACAAGCTCTATGCCAGGGTGCGCGAGACCCCGATCCGCAAGGGCAAGACCGAGCGGCCCCGCACGGCCGAGAAGGTCGTGGCGGTCTGCCGGCATGCCTGGAAGGTGGTCCGCCGGCTGCACCCGGGCCTGTTCATCCAAGGTCCCCAGGTCGACGACGTGCCGGTCTGGAATCCCTGGGAGGGCGTGGCGCTGCGCAGGCGGCAAAAGGCGGTCAAGCCGGCCGCGACCCGGGACGAGGTCTACGCCTTCGCCTGGGGCGCCATAGAGGCGGGCCATGCCGACGCTGCCGCAGCTGCGGTCATCTGCTACGAATGGCTGCAACGCCCGGAAAACGTGCTGGCGGGGCATGTAACCTGGAACGGATACCGCGGCGAAGCCCAGCCAAACCAGATCTGGATCGAGCACCACAAGACCGGAGCAAGGACCCTGCATCCGCTCGAGGAGACAGTCGCAGGCGTCCGTACGCTGTTCCACGAAGAGGCCGAGGAGGTGCTGAGCCACCTGCCCCGCCTCGGTCCGGGCCTCGTCATGCGCAAGACCCGCGCCGGCGGCCGGCTGTGGGACATCATGCAGATGGGCCGCCTGGTGCGGTCGCTCCGCGAGCGGTTCGAACTGCCGGCGACGTTTACGCTCGATGCCTGCCGGCATGGCGGTATGACCGAGCTCGAGGAAGCCGAGCTCACCGATGGCCAGGGCCGCGCGCTGTCAGCCCACAAGTCGCGGGCCTATGAGGGTTATGCCAAGCGCACCGAAAAGCGCGCGCTGGCCGCCACCCGCAAGCGTTACGCCTATAAGATCGCGGCGGCAGCCGCGGAGAACGCCGCCGTGGCGGACGCTGGCGATATCATCGTAAACGGGGCCGCGCACCGGCGAGGATGAAACCGAGGAAAGTCAACAATGACCGGAGTGATCGATGATCTGGACCGGGCCGCACGCTGGCTGTCGCCTTCCGGCCTCCGGGCCTACATGCATCTCAAGGCCACAATGACGGATACCGGCGTCGAAGGTGCCGAACTCGAGGAAGTTCTGCGCGGCTTCATCTGGGAACAGGGTGAAGCCGACAGCCGATCTGGATTCACGCGATAAAGCGGTCTGCGTATACGTCTTAAATATGGATTATCAGCAGGAGACACAAATGGATGAAAGAACCAAACAGGCGGCGCAAGCCATTTGCCTCCGCGAGCGCGGCTCCGTCGATGAGCACAATTACAATCGCTGCAAGGTCTGTCGAAGCGCCTGCTACGAGTATGACCCAGAGATCAACGACGAGAAGTGCGTCGAGCAGCCGGATGGATGCCTCGGCTTCGGCTACCAGTATCTGGCGGAAATCGCCCTACAAGCTGCGGACCGCAGTTCTTAAGCCAGGATAGAACAGTGCAAAAACTTCTGATCGCTTTTGTGTTCGGGATGCTGTTTCAGGCGACCATTGGGACAGTGATTGCGACAAATATCACGGCCTACCTCGTGTCAAACCGGAACTCGGCCCATGACTGAGCTGCCCGATTCCATCACTAGCTACAGGCCACATCGCCTGCTGCCAGGGGATCGCATCAAAATCGCGGGCGAGAGCAATCGCGTTCGGCGCATCGTTGCCGGTATAGGCCGCCCGGAAAGCGCAACCAGTTTTCGGACGCTGGTCTATCTGCGCCCGTCGCGCGGCTACGCCAGATACGTTCGGAGCCAGAAGGCGTCTGCCCGGCGACTCGCCGAAACCCACTAGGAGGCCCGCCCATGCGCCCAACCGACCCCGCCCCGCACACCGACGGCCCTGAGGCCGAAATAAAGCACCGCGACCGCGCGCTGACGATCGCCAAGGCCATCTTCGATTGGTTCGACCAGGAAGCCGGCAATTTGCCGACCCAACCCCTGCTCTACAACACGTTCCAAGACGAACTGACTGTCGGTATCAGTGGCGAGATCGATTTACAGCACCTTGCCGCCGCGATCGATAGGACACTTGGCCCGTCACCGGAGAATTCACCGGAGCGCGGTGGCATTGGCGACGCATCGGAAATATTGGCCAAGCATGCAACGCTCAAGCTCCGCGCCCGGCTGGATCATGCCGCAGTGGCGCTTGAATGGGGCAATCAGCCTCCCGAGAGCATTGTAGATCTGCTTCGTGAGACATCGCGGGCACTTCAGCCCCCGAAAAGCCCGATGCGAGGCGGCATCTAAACCGAAATGCTCGCGATAGTGGCAATCGCGTGATGCGTGAGGTAAGGTTCCGCCGCAGCTATCGCGAGTATTGGACCCGATGAACTTCCATACCCCCTTGATTGAATTCTGCATCGCCGTCGCCGTGCTCGGCCCGATCGTCGCGCTGTGCATCTGGAACTACCGCGCCGACCGCGCCCACCGGGCGAGCCTGTCGGAAACCGAGCGCCGGCGCCTGGACGCCGAAACCGACGACGATGTCGCCAACTGGTGACCCGCTACGGCGGGCCGCGGGGCGACCGCTCCAAATCCGCTTTAAAAAGCGAGTTTCAGAACTCGATTGCCGGATAATCAGCGGGTTTGCTGCCGGATTCCGAAGACATGTTTCAGAAGTTTGTTTGATCGGGCTCGCGAACTGGTCTGATT